AAAATCCCATTGCCAGGAATATGAAGGGGATGGGCCACGGGGCTTCTGGCAGTAGCGGCAGTGGTCGCGCAGTCATGGCTCCTCCGTCGATGGTTTGGTTTGACTTTCATCGATGGGTGTGAAACATGGCAATCGGGAGTCTGCGCGAGATAGGCACTGCGCGTCATTACAAGTTGTGCAAACAGGTTTCTCTACGGTTTGCCGTGGCTCAAATCGAGCAAGGAACCTCTCCAACTTGGCGCGACCTTGATGTTCGGAGCCATGCTTGATGCACTCGATGGCTTCACGCATTGTGGTTAAGGCTTCGTCGCGTTGTCGTGTGGCGGTAATGAGTGGTCGTATGTCAAGCATGACATCGTCATGCACCCCACCCCGAATCAACATCGCACCCAACGTGCTTACGTCATTGAGTTTTGCTTCCAGTGCGTCGAGGTCGAGGGTCATAGTAATCCTTCCTCTTTACGTTCTTCATTATTCATTATTTCACCTATTAATATAGCATTCGCTACTTGATTAAAAAAAGTGACACGGCCCCATTTCAACTACCCTCCGTGTCAGTATTACACGCCAATACAAGTGAGACGCCTACGGCGACATCAACTTGCAACTATGACCCTCCTAAAGTACATTAGGGGTTGTGTAACGCCCGTTATTCCGAATTATGAGCGAGGCTCATAAACGGTTTCTAAGCCAGTTCTACCATGTCCCGGTACTAGGACGACCAATCACAAAAGAAGTGCCGGGAGAAGCCGATTCTGGCCCCTTACGTTCGAATCCTAGACCGTAACAGTCTTGCCGAGAGTGATAACACCCTCAAGAAGCACGTTTGCGGCGATTAGGTTCGCTCGTTCAATCGTAATTGGTTTAGCAGTTACGTTTGCTTGAAGAGTCGGATGGCTCATTAAGTAATCAATAATAGTCGAAACTTCCGTTTCGCTACCACTAACCTCTTGTAGAGCAGCCGCTTCATCCTTAGTTAACTCGAAGCGAGTAAACTTAGCAGTTGCAGCCTCCAATTCTTCGGTATCATATTCCTCACCTTGAACTGCAAACTTGAATTTGTACATTTCAATGGGGGAACGTTTCTTGTCGAAGTCAATCGTAATGTAATCGTGAATGTTGGTACGAGGGTCGTCGTATACTTCACGAATCTTATCGTATTGACTTGCGCTCCAAGCAATCCATGCTCTATCCGTGGTAACAGTAATGTTACTCTTGGATTCACTATCCCAAATGGTTGCTTCAGTTGGGGCATTGAATTCAATCAATGCCTTAAACTTGGGTTTCATGTGACTACGCTTCTGACCTTTTTCATCAACGTATTGATAGCGGGAGTAATTGTCTTCTTCGTACTCGTGTTTGGAGTACTTAAGGCAACTCATGAAGGTGCTACTTCCGTCGTCATTTTCGCGGAAGTACCCGATGCGGGTTTTCCAGCCGTTCGCTTTGTTCCATTCGAATTGGGTTTCCCAGAACTTATTACAGTTGGGGTGTCCATCGAGGACATTGCGGGGCGCTAGACGGAAGATTGTTCCATTCAGGGAGCCATTGTTGTCAATATTTACTTCTTCTCGGTGTTCCATTTTAATTTCCTCTTAATATGGCATCAGTACAATGAATCCATGTGTACTTGTGCTGTACTATACTATATGTCTTCGTTACTATATAGAAGTATCTCTCGTACTTATCGCTAAGTACGGTGTGATTACTTCTATTAGAGTAGTGCTTCTAGTGAGTATTTATAGTGTGGTAATAGTAAATCCCTTGCCGCTTTAGCGTATAGTTGGATTTCGTATTGGGCACTACTTTCGTCTCTTAATTTGATGAAGTGTGCAATGCTTTGTAGGCTACCAGTCCAATACCATCTTACATACATTCCGTATGCAGGTAAGAATAATCTGGCTTGTTCCGGGGCAATACCTAAATTCATTGCTTCTTCGTAGAGTCTTTCTCCTTCTTTAATGTAGTGGAGTAGGTTTTCTGTCACCATTTTACCGGTGTATTCATCTAAGTTTTCTTCACCACTCCCTTGTTTACTATTTTCTGGGGCGGTACGCCAGTCTTTGAAGTCTGGTATATAAAACTTTGCTTCTTCAGTAATATATCTTCGACTGGATTCATTCCATGCAAATTGTTCTTCACTATGAGTGCTACTTACTAAGTGTTTGAACCATTGTCTTGCAATAAATAGTGGTGCGTATACTTCGAATTGTGCTACGGCGTGTCTAAACGGCGAAGTGTGACCGTGTTCTGCTAAGAAGTTAATGAGTCCTTTATCTTTCTCTGATAATGATACACTTTGTTTATCGTATGAGACTCTTGCACTATTTGCTACGGTTAAGTCGGACCCCATTACGTCTACTAATCTAATATATCCCTTATCTAATAAAGGGATAGTATTTTCTGGTAAATCAGTCATGCTTGCACCTCTGCCTTGGGGCATTTGCCGAGGGCTGGCGGCTCTGAATCAATGATGCGGGTGCGTTGCTCATTGCAAGCACCGCAAGCCCAAATGTAGAGCGCCCCGGTGGGTAGGTCAAGGTCAACATTCTCCCCGATTTGCTCCCAGGTGTGGCTCATGCTTGCACCACTCTACTAATTAATTTAATCATTCTTTAACTCCTTATAAATTCTCTGATACACATGCTCACTTACTCTCGGCATATCCTCTGGTTGAACAAGCAATCCCTTAGCAGCATTACAAATCATACACGTTTTCTGGATATTGTCGAGATTATACCCTTGGCCGGGGTCAATACGGTCATAAGTTAAGAACTGGTTAATGTTGTTATTGAAGCCAAGTAATCGTTGAATTTTCTTAATGAATACTGAGTCAGTCTTGGCTTGAGTAATTCTCGTCGTTAAACGTTGAATTGTTCTAGCGTGACGATTGCACCAATAACACAAATCGGGTTGGTTAATCCACCATTCAATTAATGATTCCGGTGACGGAATATCGAATGGTAAGCCACGGCGCTTAGCGCCAGCCTTAATGCGAGTATACCCCGTTTTACCGAATTTCTTTTCCTCGTAAGCATTCAATTGAAGTAATGTACCATCACTGAGAAAGTATTCATTATCAAGCAGAGAGTTCTTCTTCGGTAAGTTTTTCAATTTGTTGCTCATAGTATTCGGGTAACTTATTCTGGTTAATCAATACATTGATTAAGTGTTCGTCGCTAGTCATGTATTCCTCGAAGGATTTAACTAGAGCATTGCGTTGAGTATTTAAATGGGTGCTGTACTTGCGTTGCTTTTCAACGTGAGCCTTCCATTCCTTACTATCTTTCTTACCTTGATTGCGCAATTCACTTAATTCAATGATATTGTCGTGCCACATTTTTCGCCAAGCGAAGTACCTCTTAATGGCCTTACTGAAATCTTCTTTACTGGCTTCATGGTTAGACATTGTGATTCTTTCTGTCGGTTTTTTATGTGTATTCTTTTTTCGTCCCATAGTATCACCTAGAATAATTGCCTCAACTCATTAGCAATTGCGTCTTCAGTTTCTTTCGAAACATCATCGGTTAAGTATTCCAGCAGCAACTGAGTTTCATCCATGAAGTGTATCATGAAATCGTCAAATTCACGGAAGTTAATAAATCGTTCATCATCAAAGGATAGAACTTCATCGCCGTCCATGATTTGAGATACTTCTTCCCAGTTAGCACTCAGTGTTTCTAATTCTTTATGTGTAATAGCCTGGGTAGTTCCATTCGTTGGGGTATTCGTCCCAGTCGTCTTTATAGCCGCTGGCAACCCCATTGGTTTTTTCATATCACAACCCGGAGCAGTTTGTCCGCCAAACTGTTTCATGTACATCTGAGCAGTCGGGAAGTATTGTACTTTAATTTGATGCAGGATAGCGCCCGTATTGTTATCAAACACTGTCACGGCGTCGTCCCAATCGGCACTATAATCCGATTCAAATTCAACTTTAGTATTATAAGATGCCGCTTTACAAGTTGCATTTACACGTTCCAATTTCAAGCCGTTCTTTTCAATACTCTTGATTACATCATTATGTTTGTATTCAACAATATCAGAACTGAATAACGAGTGAATGTCGTCGTTCGTATTCAAAATTGCAATACTATCGTTAATTAAGTGATACGTCACTCGCTTATTAACATTGGCAACAATTGTAATGTCGCCGCGAGTCATAAACAATGCGCCGTTACCGTAATCAACTACACTTTCAAGTAATTGTTTAATATTACCCGCCAATACCTCATGGTCTTCGGAGTAAAATTCATCGCTGAAAATTAACTTGAATAAACTTAATGAATCGTTATCGCAAGACATGAACTCGTCGGCCATACCTACAGTACCATTCATACTACAAGTAAAGCCTCGATAGTCCCACCCGTGAATATATTCCGGTGCAGTTTTACCCACACTAGTTAATCTGGCATGACCATGTACTACGCCGGTATAATGGTCTACATTGTAATCAATGAAATTCATTACATCTTTGTATTCCATTGTACGAAGCGTGTCGCTTTTACCAGTAGGCTTAGTATAGTTAAATACATAACCATCGTCGTTATTTTTCATGTCAGAGTTCTTCATGTATCGAAGCATGATTCGACGCATTAAGTCTCTTGTTTCAGGAGAATTGTTTAAATTCAATCCAATAAATCCTCTACACATTGTTTCATCCTTTATGTTTTAATAATTTTGTAAAAAGAATCCATTATCAAGTCTACTGTATGTATAAATGAATGCGGTTCTAACTGTTCCTCGTTCGACTAACTTACCGTTAGCATTAAACTTATATTCTTTTGATACGTCACAATCTAATCCGAGAGTTGCATTGGGAATAAATCTGGGTACAACATTTTCCGCTGCATTACCCATTGTTTGTATAAAAGCGCCGGGGTTGCCGGTGATTTGACTCGTAGTAATTTTTGGGTCAAGTACGGAGTCGTCAGTAGTAAGTGACTTACAAACTGAAGTCTTACATGATACACCGTCTTTTTCAAGATTTGAAATATACTTATTGATAAATGCAATACTTCCATACACATAATCTTTCATTACGGAGCATTCCTTTGCGGGGAATAGTCTTAATTCAAAAGTTTTCTTCCCTTGGTATGCACCAGTAAAGTTAATCATGTAGTACTTATTTTGTCTACCGGAATCTGGATGGCTATGTTTAAAGTAATGGTCTGGATATTCAGTCTTATAGAAATCAGTTTCGTATTCAGGACTGCGCCATGACATTCGTTCTCGGAAATATTCATCCATGTAGTTATCAGTCACGAACTTGTAGAAAGCGGTTGCAAATTCCTTATTGAACAGAGCGCTGTAATATTTACTATTATGGAATGAGAAATGAATATGCAAGCCCATACCTTGACTGTAATAGTCTTCGTAATAGATTTGTTTGAGTTCATCGAAGAAACCATTGATTCGCTTCTTATTACTCAACGGAATGCTTACTGCTTCTCGTTGATAATAATCTCCTTCAGGATATCTCTGGGGCCATAAGTATTCCTCAACTAAACCGCTGATATGAGGATAAGGAGTATCATTGTAAGTGCTAAAAAGACCTTCAACTTCAATACCTATCGCAGCAATTTTTCCTAGCATGATACTATCCTACAATAACTGTTCCAGTTACGGTTGTAATTTTACCGTAACTAATATATAACGTCTGAATGAATCGATTAAAAGTAGTGCAATAATCTTCCAATTGTTGGTTATTATATAGACCCTGTAAACTAATCGCAATTCCATTATCTGCACCGTCAATTAATGCGAAAACTACATTGTGTCCGAAATCATAGTTGAGTTCGGGAGTGTTATACACTCCGGCACCATTTGGCATTCTAAGTTTACGAGTGTTAATTTGCTTACAAATGAACATTTTCCCGTCAGCATCGGTTAAAGTGTTTACATTTTTAGTAGTAATTTCGTTCATAATCGCCGACATTACTGGATGCAATTTAATGCTCATTAAGAATTTTCCGTTATCTTGCAGTTCAAGTTTGATATTGGAAAGTTCTTCGCCATTTTTGGCCGAAGGTGTTTTACTTAGATGCTCCACTAATGGAGCAAATTCACTAATCATTTCTGTCATTATAGTTCTCCATTAAAATACTTTACGAATGCAGTAGTGTATGAATCAAGAGTAGTTCCTTCTAACGCTGGACTACTATTCAATTCAAGTACAACTGGCATTGAATTATGTTTATCAATGCAAATGTCTACTGCCGCAAAATCTAGTCCGAGTAATCGGACTGAATTAATTGCAGCAATAAGTACTTGTTGTGGCACTTCTACATTTTCTCTCGCAAAAATCCATCCATTATCGTAACTACGAATGTCTGGATTCCACGAATCTAATTCTCGGGCACCATTTCTTGCTTTCTTTTCCGAGTAATCAATTACTTCACCATTCAATACGTGAATGCGAAACTCTCGCTCTTTAGCAATACCCTTAACGTATAATGGTGCATCAATTACTTCATCGCTACTGCGAGCAACAATGATACCCTCTCCGCTGTGACCGTTTAATTTGGTACGAATGAATACTCGTTTACAGATATCATTATCTAACCAATACTTTGCAATATTAATATCGGTAGTATAGTCGGGGATATTAGTAAAATCTTCATTGTTCAAGTGTTCGAACGTTCGTAGTTTATCAGTACTAATATCCACGCCATTCTTGTTGAGAATAGTTGGAGAGTGTCCTGGTGTAATATTGATTCTTGGGGCGCTGTTGCCCCAGTTAATAATTACGTCGCCGGTTCGGGCACGGAATTTACTTTCTTCGGTGCGGACCCTGAGAATGTTAAGTTGTCGAGCCAAGTTGCGACCCGATTCACTTGCCATTTTATACGGTAATAGTCTGATTCGTCGTCTTTGATTTCTCATAATCTCCACCAATGTAATACCTAACATAATCGATGAATCCCATATTGTACCTACTATTAATAATAAGTTCTGGATGCTCATCTAACATGTGTAGATTTTGCCGAATATTTCTGCTTTGATAATAATCGCCCGGCGAGTATGAATTACTACTTATGTTGTTAAATAGCGTCTGGAAAGTAATTTCTTCTGGTAAATGTTTTTGCCATCCCCACCTAAGCGCATTGACAAAAAATGACGCAGGGATTTCGCGCCACTCGTAATCACGCGGCACAGTAATAAATACTTTAGTCGTATAACGTCCCACGGTAAATACATTGAATGTTGGCATTCCGGGGATATTCTCCATCCATTCCAGAACCCTAACTAAGTTATGGAAGTCTCTCTTGCCATCTGCTTTCATTGCAAAGATTAACGTAGAATTGTCTCGCACGCGATATGTTGCAAATTCTTTACAATAAGCGTGGTCGCCGCTCCAGCCAAAAACATACGGTAAACCTCCATATCCATTATCTCTTGGTTTAATTGCATTGACTAACGAATATTTACGATTAGTAATTCTACTTAAGCGCAATAATTCAGGAACACTATCTACATTAAATTCTTTTAGATTGGGTTTATGACTCACATTTACCATTTAAATCTTCCAGTTTTCAAATACATTAGTACCAAGTTTCTTGTCGGTACTAAACATTTCTGCCGAATCAAGAATAGTAGCATATTCAGGGTAGTATTCCAGAATATCTACTACAAGATTATTGCAGTACACTTCATTGTTAGCATTGAGGGAATGTTCCAATGCGTTCCAGTCGGTCTTATATTCTTGCTCCATTGCCATTTTCTTAACAATTTCTACGGAGTCAAACATGTATTCAACTAACTTGGGGTGTTTGTACCAGTAATTACTTTGGCTTCGACACTCGATGCCGTATGGTTTTAACCTGTGGGCACCGGCTTTGCCGTATAGATTCTTACGAAGCGCCGCTTCAGGAGTTTTATCTAGGAAGCCAACTGCACTTGCACCAATTAGTAATTCAAAGTGTTTACCGACACTTTGTACACCTTCGAAGGTATCGAAGAAGTTTGATTCTTTAGAACCACTTGGACTAATATGAACATGGCCTCCGCAAGTACGGAAAGGACTTTCGGCCGCCCCTTCTGGAATTACGTTGCGAGAATTATTAAAGATATTAAAATCTGGTTCACAACCGAATACCTTACAAATGGGGTGGTCCAATTGTTCCTTACTGTATTCGAGCGCCGGAATAGTATGAATACTCATTCCTTCCTCGGCATCACTAAGCATATTCTTAGTAATTTTAAACAAGTTAGTAGTAATATCAATTACTTCTTGTTTGGTACTGCCTGGGTTAATACTCATTTCGAGGTTAGCATTGTCTGGGAATACTAATCCGTAGCGAGTCTTAATCTTAGGTAGGCGAACTTTTTCCAATTTAGGAATAAGTTGCATGGCTTTAGGGGCGCTAATTACTTCGCCAGTTGGTCTTTTAATTACAAATTCTGGGTCGCTTCCAAACATAATATACCTATACTATTTAACAATCTCCGCAATCACAGTAATCATCATCATGACAACTTGAACAATCGCTATCACAGTCGTAAAAATCATTATATACAACCGCATCGCGCAGGTCAAAGTATGAATCGTTTGCACATTCGGTGCAAATATGCACCGAGGAAAACCTCTCTAAATGTTTTTCAATACCTACGCCTTTAATGGTATCAAATGTGCTACACTCTCCGTCTTGCAAGTAAACTTCCGCAGTATACTTGGCGTAGTTGTTATAACTTTTACTGAATGACTCGTTAAAGCCATTTACGTTTACGATTTCGCCGTCGCGCAATTCCTTATAATATTGACTCAAGTCTTTACCCCGATACTCGGGGAAGTAATAACTTCCAAATCGAAGAATCAATGTGAGTAAATAAGTGTTAGGAACGCTTGCGATAAATAATGGATTGAATACTACAATACATAAGTCGTCACTTTCAATTCCAACATTACTGGCTTTAATGAATAATTCATCTTCGGGGAAGTTGAACCATTCCTTCATTACTTCACAGTAAGCGTTAATGTTATCTGCTAGGATTGCACCATTCTTTGATTCGGCGCTCCTTGCTCCCATAAAGAAGTAATTACGAGTCCCATTGCGATAATGGTCGGATAAATAACCCGCCGCATAATCTCGACACTCCGACGCGTGGTAATACTTATAAGTTTTAATGTAATGCGCAATATAAGTAGAACTGCTCGACTCGTCACTTTGAACTAATTTTAATTCTGCATCGGTCAATCCAATGACCGCATCGCGAATGTCAGGACTTAACTTACTTACAAGGTCTTCAGTAGTAATTGATTGCTTCAATAGTGTTTCTGTCATTCCAGTCACCAGATTCAATTAAATTATCTTCACTAACTCCGCCAAGATACAAGTAAATGTATGCAGGGCCAAGTTCGGTATCAATACTGATACGGTCATAGAAAGAGTTGTTATTACTCCCCGGCGTATAACCTTCCAGTCCATTGATACTGCTTAATTCTTCATCATTAACCCAGTAAAGTTCCGCAACAATAGTATCACTATCTGATGCGCGCTTAATACCAGGGAAACTGAATAAAGAATACATTTTAAATCCAGGTACTTCAATAGTACTAACTGGGTCTTTACGCAAAAAGTAATTATGATTACCATTGCCTTGCCTCAATGTGCCATATACGGCAATAAGTGTTTCATTAGTCATTAACTTTTACTCCATGTACAACTTCAATGTTGATTTCTGTATTAGGGATAAGGAGAGTATTGTATAGTAAATTACGAGCAGTTTCTTCGTTAATTGATTTAACATATCCATTCTGCAATTGGTTATTAGAATCTTCGTATTCAAAGTAGAATAACTTAAGTTTAGAATTCATCTTCATCATCTACCGTAATGGACATATTTAGTGTGATATCAAATCGGTTATGAGTAATTGCTTCATTCAAGTGGTCCTTAATTGCTTCTTTCATATCTTCGATTTTATCTCCATAATGAGTTATGGGACAATCGCTCGTTTTAGAACCAAGGCACTTGGCTTCATAATACCAATAATCAATTCCGACTGTATGTTGAACCATATAATTACCTATACATTTGTTTTCTTAAGAGTTTTATTATTGAATGGAATAGTGTGAACGTCGCCATCTCCCCAAGAAATCATTACTGGTATAATTTCATTGGTCACTTGTTGTTGATACGGTACAACGGGGCCGTAAACATACCTATTATATTTCACGTTGCCGCCCATTAGTGAAATACTTTGAATCCAACCGATGCTTTCGCCATACTTAACTTCGCCCAGTTTATTATGAGTGAATGCTTCAGTATTAAAGTGTAATGGTACATTACTGGAGATATTCTTTAATAGATTGACTTTATCGTCTTTATGGTATTCGTGTAAATCGGCGAAGTATGTTTCTTCTTGAATGCGATTACTAATCAGGCGTGTTAATTCACTTTTTGTATACAAATTATTTATCCTCCAACGTATTAAACGGGCATACTGCGATTTGAACGCAGGTGAATCGCTTAGAAGGCGATACGGATATCCGAACTACCTCATATGCCCAAAAAGAGAGAAAAAGGTAGTATTGATTATCCTTTATAATCTTTACCGCAGACGGTACAACTTACTTGACCAACGCCCACGTTCATAACGCGATTACCGGACCCATAAGTTTTATCTTGGAATTCGTTTTTGCAAGTGCAAGTTTGAACAATTGTTCCGCCTCCACTAATTTTCTTAGTTGCCATGTTATTCTTCCTTAATTGATTCTCGCAGCCCATTCATGGCTGCAATAGGAATGTCGAGGCCATACTTTTGTTCTAACTTCTCCATTCCCATTAGTAATTTAAATTCTTCTTCATTACTCATGTATATCACTTAAAAGTTTTTATCGTAATACGTTTCAACGAGTACCATTACTTTATCGAGTTGAGGTTCACTCAAGAGTTTAATTACATCGGGGAATAATTCCCGATGCATATCGTTCATACCGTGTACATTGTAGCCGAAATCTACTGATTCGGTAATGATTGAAATCTTTTCTTCTCTTGATAAGTCGGGTGTTAGATTATCCATGCACCAACTCCTTTATATACTAAGATTCCAAGGAATGTTGCTACAATTACTTTTAACAGGAATACCATTGATTGACCGATAATTTCTTGTTTATTCATGGAAGATACCTGCTATTCTTAATAATTGATACGGATGCAATTATACCGATAGCACTAATTACTGCAACTCCAAACTGTTCCGTTACGATATTTAATACTAAAAGTGTGGTATTGGCAATTAAAGATACTACACCAAGAGTTAGTAGACCGAAAGTTATTCCTTTTTTATTCATTTAACTAGTCTCCTCCAGAATGATTTCTTTTCACTAATTGGTGGTAGGTCTTCTTTACACTCGTCTAGTGTTGTATTGATACTATACTGTGTCCAGAATTCATCAACGAATTTTAACATTATTAAGAAATTGCCGGTGGAAAGTTTTGCTCGCCGTTGGCCATCAAACGTTGAGAAATAAGGAGTACTATACCAAGTTTCGGGATATAATCCTTGCATATAAAGGTGTTCATCCATGTAGTAATCATATCCCTTATCGAATAATATACCACACTTAGTGACAAGATAATCTTCACCAATGTCGGGCGTAAAACCTAAGACTTGTTCTACTTCTTTAGCAATTTCTTTGGCTTCGGTTAATTTACCTTCATTAATTTTATCGTGGACAAGTTTAATTGCTTCTTCGCAGGTTGTCATTCGACATACTCCTTAATAATTCCCATACTCTTTGCTTGCTTTACTGCGTCGAGGAGGAACTTTGTACCTACTATTGGGATACAAATTGGATTATAACCTGGGGTACAGAATTGTAATAAAGTTCCAGCCGTGCATTGTTTAACTAACGCTTCCCCATAATAAGTTCCGTCGTTATCCCAAGGTCCGGGTTCAACAACTGGAGTGAGAATTACTCTAACATCGTTTGGGCAATAATCGGCGCAAACTTCACTTACTAAGTCATTACCCATGTAGTCGTCATGTACAAGTACTAATTGACCCCTCTTAGGTGAACCGCTCCGGTGTGTATACTTTTTACCGTTGATTTCGATAATATCTTCTGTCATTAAATTAACTCCTTGATTCTCTTAAATAATTCACCCCAAGAACTCAAGTTCTTGTATTGTACGACGTTTGCGTCATCTTTTAATTCATCGCAATCATCAAAGAGTAAATCATATCGCACTTGTCGCTTAGAATACATATTCTGTGCTTCAGGACTACTCAATACACTAATATTGTGTAATCGGTGTGCCTTAAGATTGTAATGAATACTTCTTAGATTAGTAATGGGTCGAGCAGTTAAAATAAAACAACTTACTTCTGGTGTATCATTTAATACTCTTAGCGCTTGTAATGCCCCATGCGTCCATTTAAACTCTGTGACGGAGTTATCTCTACAAGTATCATCCCAATCTATTGCAACTCTAATCATATTAAACTCTCAACTACTAGTGCCGGAAGTAGGATTCGAACCTACGAACCACTAAGGACAGGTTCTTAAGACCCGCGTCGTTGGCCACTTGACTATTCCGGCGAGTGGGTTAATTATTCCTCGTAATGAATACACTCTAACTGACATTCATCAGTAATAGTTCGCTTCCAGTACTCATAATAAGTGCGCTTGAAAAAACTCTTAATAAAGTTAATCATAGATAATTCCTGCAATGATTCCATTGCTAACAATTACTTTTCCGTAATTGCTGTCTGGAGTTGAAATGCAAATATATTGTCCATCGGGGATTCCAATCGGCGCAAGTTTACCAACTTTATAGTAATTACAATAGCAAACAATATACCCATCAAAGTTCGTGTATGAATCATACCATTTAGTTTGCCAACTATATCCATCGTGCTCAATAGTGTCGTATAATCCCATTAGTCATCCCATCCGGGCATAATCATGTTAATCTCTGATGCAGCAATGCTAATAAGTTTAACTGCGCCGTCCTTACGTCGGTGCCTTACTTGCACCGGGCCATAATTCTTACCATCCATGGCGCAATTTACTTCATACTCATGGAACTCGCTTGACATATTCTCAGTAATATTGAGCATAGTCAGTCGTCCAATAGTAGTATAATTGATTCGAATATCGGCGTACAACATTTTACTTCACTTTCTTGTACGGATTAAAATAGCACCAAGTGTGAGTATTAAGTAAAGTTCTTAATGTTTCAATGCAGTCGTCCTTATCTTTATCGGTAGGACTAACTGCTCCACTAATTAACCAACTCTTGGTTAAGGATGAAATTAAGTGATAGGCGCGGCGTTGCCAAAAGCGAAACTTATACCCGCACCATAAACAATGAGTATGTTTGGGCAATTCAATTTGCATATCTTAATCTTCCTCATCGCCTGTGATGAAAGGGATAATGTCAATGACTGGTACTTTATTCATAATAAGTATACTCCTGATAATAATTGGGGGCGTAGGGATTCCAACCCTAACTTAATTACAAGCGAAGTGCTATACCAAGCCGCGTTTGGTGGCCCCCGTAAGGAAATGAAAATAGAGTTTTCTCTCAACTATTGTTATAGCGCTGTTGAGAATATAGGATTACTCTATAAACCTAAGTCAAATAATATACGTTGCATCTTCCCGATGCTAACTATACTGCATTTTGTGTACCATGTTAATAGTTTAATACCCTTTAACAATATAACGCTTTGCTATCTTTGGTAAAAAGATGCCACTCTTAATACTTTATACTCGGTAGCCCCCGAGTCTCAAACACACTTAAATAGTGTGTGGAGAGTGAATAATTGGCGCAAGCGGCTAACTTGACTTAGGCTGATAACAAAGCGCCTAACTTTGTGTCCGTATCTCAATTAAATAACCCTAGCCAGGACTTTTAAATTTAATCAGACCAATCATTTCATTATATACTCTTTTATGAGCAATTATCATCTCACTTAAAGAGTATAATACTTAACACGGTTTGACTCAATGTTAAGCAGAAAAGTGCCCCGACTCTAATCCAGTAATGGCGGTCGAGGACTTGGGTTTTTATTCGTAATACTTCACAGTATTCTTCTTTTAACTGTCGCGGACAGATTGAAGGGCACCCATGTATTCTTGGAACGAATCCATAGAATCAAAAGTGTCACCTCCGCTCATAAAGCCGAAAACTTCGCCCTTGACATCAATAGTCGCACCGGGCGTTCCATCGGCTTTAAGATACAATTCCGCCGGTAGGGGAATTCCATCTTCCGTTGTTTCTTGACGCAATCGACGAATACTTACTTCCGTGTATTCACCTTTCGTTGGGTGCATGACCTGAGTCTTTTGCACCAAACGAATGTGGTCGTTTCCGCGAATAAGGCGTTCGGAGAGAACATTACGTTCAATCTTTTGCCGTCCACGGGCTTTCTTTTCCAGATTAACCGCTTGGAATTTACTATTATGAATAAATCCCAGAACGGTTCCGCTGGAATCACGGACGATAACATTGTTATCATCAATGATTGCGCCTTCGGGTAGGTTAGAAACCATTTTAATCCTCCATTATCCTTAATAAGAATACTCATGCCGTTAAATACCAAAACAACAACAAACCATGAACATCTACAAACAATACCTTTCCAGGTGACATGAGTAAACTTATTAAGTAGGATAGAGGACATAAAGAGAACGATAAGTAGAAACTTACCGTTTAATCCCTTTATGCACGGATGAAGTCAGAGCAAAGACTGTTATTCTTAAACCCCATACGCCGGGTTTATCCGCTTACCTAAAGGTCCTTTTAATTAGGTAAGAAACGTTTTCAATTTTTATTCACTTAAAGCGCTACTCCTCGCTTGGTTATAATTAACAAGCAGAACTTTTAGTAAGCAAACGCCAATTTACTTTATTTCTTACCCTCATTAGTGTTATGTAAGGGGAATACATCCCTGCGGCCAAACTAACGGTACTTATTTACCTTATCGCCGTTGCGTATTTTACGCCTCTAAAATTATCTTCTTACTATACTGAAACATAAAATCCATAAAATGGTTAAGATTTCGTAATCACTTTTATATTCCCGACAAGAGAGAATGTCACTTATCACGGAGGCGAATGTATCATTTTTATAGTCCACTACTTAAATGTAATGGACATATGTGGCTGTCGATGCACACAATAAAACAAATACCGTACCTTAAGGTATAGTCCAGCAAGGCTGTCCAGATACTTGAATTACATATCGCGTGGCTTACACGCCTTAACCGAAATACACGGGAAGGGCGACACCTATCCCAAAAATGAACCCCGAGGGATGCATAAATGAAATAGTTATCGCGCCGCCCATCCCGCATATCGCAGATAAGACGCCACAAGACACCCTATTGGCCGGGATGCCGAAAGGTATATGAACCCCTACGTTAGGGTTATATAGGGGGCCGGGAACCTACATAAGGGTTGCGCCACTAAATACCTTAACTCGGCCGCCATACATACAAGTAATACGCACTCAGTATCTATACAGTATAATCATAACACCATAATGATACCCTTAAACGCAACTCATGCTCACTTAAAGAGTAATTACTTCTACTCGGTACGAGTAAAGTAAGTATAATAAATCGAGGATGTAAAGTAAATACAATAAATTTTAGATTGTAAAGTAAATAACTTAAATGAATACTAATAAAAAAAGACACTCCCCGTATAATTATTCATGTTAGGTAAAGTGGGTAGAGGAGTAATTACCTTAGACTTTAGTCACAGGGAGTAATTACTATTGTTGGGATGAGGGTTTTTGGGTTAAACACCGAAAACCTCAGAATCGCTTTCTAAGGCACTTTCTTTACCCAAAAGGTAAGGATATACCACTATGTGCGGTAAAGTGTCTAAAAAGGCCGTTTCTGGGCTTCTGAGAGCATTTTAGAGTAAGGGGGATAAGGTAAGATTGCACTAATGCGCTGTTTTAGTCCTTTTTGGCCGCGATTTGAACGTATTTTTGGACCGGAGCCTTCTTGGAAAGAAGTTTAGTCAAGTCTGTCTTAGGCAGACTAACACTTTCTCCTTCGGGAAGGTTTCCAATTGTTGGAATACGTCCATCAGCAGTCTTGAACACTTTACTGTTCTTCCGAGGACCATAAACATCATAACTCATGCGGTTGAAAAGAGACTTAACCTCTTTCTTGGCAAGATGACTAACAGCCTTACTGTTGTAATCATCTTCTTCAATGTGCTTAATCATATTATCAATGACCAAGCCATTAAAGACAGGTAGATTCGTTTGGACCCCGTTAATAACAGCATTACAGTACCGGAGTTTATTGGCATAATTCAAGAAGTCTGCCTTATCCATGTCTTTCAAGTTGGCAGGGAAATAACCATCTTTAATGGCTTTCTCCATTGTAAGTCCCAAAACATGATGGGCCACCAAGTCAAGAATCTTAGACACGAAGTAAGGCGAATAGTGACTTACACCGAGTCCGGCACCGTAAAGTTCTTTGTTCCCTGGAGCGTCTGTAAGAGAAGAAGCCCAGGTCACGCCGTGAATCGTATTAAAACGAACGTTGGCGTGTAAATCGCGCTTAGCGACACGGACATTGGACTTAACAGACTTATAGCCGGTTTCATCCTTAAACTTAGACAAGAAGCGCTTCTTAGCGACATAATCGCTAACAGTCTCGATGACCATGTTTTTCTTATCCATGACACCCGCCTTGATTTCTTCAATAACTTTCAGGTTTTGAGCCATCAAGTAAGAAGCACAAAGGACCACAGCGTTTTCATACAACCTTTTCAGCGAGGCCGCACTTTGTTGCAGTTTTCCGGCGCTGGTGATTTTAATCTTAGGTTTGGATTGCTCCACCCAAAGATTAACATCTTTTTCGTGCGCCTTGTTCAGTTCAGCAAAAATGCGAGCATCGCGTGTGTTTTTGACATTAACCTTGTCGGTAATGTTCTTAAGTTTGTCGTTTTGCATAATCTAATCTCCTTATTTTTGGTAGAGATTTGAATTAAACTATACGGGGAGCGTATCAATCATAAGCACCTATTCGCGCCCAAAATGCGTTATTGTGCTTATGGTGGGGGAGGGTAAGGTATAAAGGTTAAGGTTGGGCCATCGCGTAAAGCGGAATACCTGCGGCGCGTCCTGCGCTTATTCGTCTTAATATGGAGTATACCTTGCAACTAGATAAGGCTGTCGATGTCTAATCCGCTTACCCAGAATCGCCGCCGATAACCCGAATAACCCAATTTCGCGGCCCATATGAGTAATTACTCCTGGTATATACTAATATAATACTATACACATACAGTATACACTAACATAATTACTCCCGTGTCCGTATACTAATCAATATAATACTATACAATAAGTAATTATACATAATCAAAGTATACCTGTAATATATATAATTATACATAAGAAATAATTAACTTTGATTGGGGTAATTATACGCGAATCGACAGGTATAATTGACTTTTGAGGTAAATTTAGCACCACAAAGACATACTTATGTCCACCCCCCAAGACAATTACTCCTTACCCCCCAAGGTAATTTCTCCTTATCTGTCCCTCCAATCCAAGATAATTTATTCTTACTCGGAGTAAAGTTTAAAAAACTTTACGACTCGCAAAGATTTTTAATCTTTGCTCGATACGAGTTAGGAGTAATTACCTTTGCTCGGCGACTCTATTGTATTAATAATAAATTTTGGGGCAAGAGTAATTACCTTTGCTCGGCAGGGTGTATTTAAGATAAATAAGCGCTACTCGGCAGGAGGGTATTTAATTTAAATAATGAATCCCCAAGCAAAAGTAATTACCTTACCCCCCTAAGGGGGCAGGAAGTTTTATGATTAAATGACCGAATTGGTCGGTCAGGAGGAATTACCTTTGGTTCAGACGGTCAGAATCGCCGTCTAAGCCACTTCGAGCCTTCAACCCTCCACGGGATAGCCACCGTGCCGTCGAAGGCCACACGAGGCGCTTTAGGGCCTTTACGTTGTACTCGCCCCGCAAGAGTTAATCGAAATACTCTCTACTCGCCGGGGATAAGGTATTTATAATATATCGGGCGGATTTTTTAAAAAAAATAAATTTAAAATTTATTATAAAAAAAATAAATTTTCACATCGTAAGTAAAATAAATAAATCCTGATACCAAAAAAATTTAACCAATAAAATTTATTGGTTAAGAATAATAGATAGGGGGTCGGCCATGGGATCCCATGGGGAAAAGAAGAAGGGGGAAAATGGGCCTAAGATTCTTCAAAGGTCCCTTGGACCGACAGTTCCCCGCCACACCACTTGACGCCGTAGGCGAAGCGGTGGCGGTGGAACCGCCGGCCGCCGGGATTCTGAGCCGCGCCAGACAAGACGGGTACGGAAGGATGGAGGTTGCACGTTGCGACGGTTGTCATTTGGGCCGCCATTTTACACAACCCTTCCGTCGTCAAGAAGGAGCCCGCAACGGATAGAATCGGTAGGAACCGATACCCATCCATCGGTCGTCACACTTCGCACTTCAACCCATCCCTTAACGAAAGATTCACCGGGACGGATGAACCCATAATCGGGATGAACCAAGGAGCCGGTACGACCGACCACTTGGGACAATTCAACACCCAAGTTGGCCAGTTGGTCCGGCACTTTTGCCGCTTCTTCCTGTGCCCACTTGATTTCGTCGCGCATGAGGGCGTAAACCTCCTTTTGGGTCAAGCCTTCTTGACGGGCAACCCACTTCAATTCGTAGTGTTTGCGCAGTAGTTTGTAGATTTCGCGTTTGTGCATATTGTTCAAATCCTGGTCACCGCGCCTTTCCGCGCCTGTCGCGACCGTATGGAGGGAAGAAGGGGAAAAGGGACCGGAGTCGGTCTAAGCGTCCAAGGACAGGCTAAGGAGTGCGTAAGCCTGTTCCTTAGTGTGTCCAGCGTCTTGAAGGGCCGCGATAGCCACTTCGTGCTGAGCCGCTTTGCGGCTTTCAATGGCCGCTTCTTGAGCGCGGACAAACCGGCCCGCTTCTTCAATCCCGGCACCGAACGCTTCTTGGGCCGCCATGAGGAACACGTCTTGAGCCTGTTCCATCAAGTCGTTCGACTTGGAGTAGTCGGCCGCCTTGAAAGCGTCCGAAGCACGGCGAAGAAGGCCCTTGGCGGTTTCAACAGCCGTGTTTAGGCCGGAGGCGGTGGTTTGTTGTGGTGGTTGGTATTTTGCCATTTTTGGTTATCCCGCCGGACCGGGTCCCGCCCAGTTCGACAAAGAAGCCATTATCGCCGATAGTATATAACCCTATACGGTAAGCCCAATACGTCCAGATTTCAGTATGGTGCAGTAAGAATCAGCACCATTCAGTACCATGCAGAACCATGCAGTATGGGAACCCGTCACTCTGAATCGCCGGACCCGGCGCCGCCGTGGTAAGGTCCATATGCGCCGTCGGGAAAATTGGAATTTTTTTAGAATCAAATAATTACTCCTGTATCTAAAGATAGAGATAATTACCCCTGTGTCCAGGGACTAAGATAATTACTCCTGTGTCTAAAGACTAAGTTAATTACCCCTATGTCCTAGGACGAAGTTAATTACTTCTGTGTCCAGTGTTGGTGGTAATTTTTCCCGCTCGATGGGTAATTATCTTTGCTTGGTGATGGGTTTAACGTATTTAAGTGAAGGCTTGGTTTTTGATTCACGATTATTTTTATTGGTAATTTATGGAACTTAAGAAGGTTAGTCTTGGGGGGCACATTTTGTGTCCGGCGTTTTCGTTTAGCGGGGAGGGTGCTTTGCGGTGCGCGGCGAATTTGGCGCGGTCGTATGGGATTGTTGTTCCTGAGTTTGTTTGTGCGGATGGTGCTGTCCTTGATTTGTTTTGTGATGGCGAGTTTTTGGTGTTGAATTTTTTGTCGGGGGAGCAATTAATTTTTGGTGACTTAATTTTTGGTCACGAGTTTAATGGTGATTTGAATAGGAACATTGATGTTTACTCTTTACTTTTTGGGTCGGGTTTGGCTTTTTCTTTTCTTGATGAGTGTTATGTTTGCGGTGAGGTTAGGGGGAGGCATTTTAAGTGATACTGGATTATAAGCGTGAGTCTTTGATGGCTTTTATTACGTCGGCGATTGGTTCTGCTAAGGTGGAGCGGATGTGGCCGCGCGTGGACCGGCTCGTGATTATGTGGCAGCAATGTAATGAGTTGTCGGGTTGGTTGGAGGAGAACGTGGATTTGATTGGTTCTAAGGAGTATAAGGAGAACGTGACTTCTTTGAATGCGTTGCTTCAGAATACGCGGAACTTGGAGAATGACCTCGCGGTGTTTGAGGAGCGGCGCGCTGGGGTGGATGATTCGGCGGATTTACTTTCTTCGTTGGGTCTCGGTAGTGGTAAGAAGGAGGTTTAATATGGATAATAATGAGATTAGGTTTACATTGTCAGATAAGCAACGAGAATTGTTAGAAATGCATTTTGGTCCTGAGTATGGATTAATGCTTAGTGATAGAGTATTACATTTATTGACGGATATTCTTGTACAGAAGAGTAAGCAAGTTACTTATCCTTCGGACCCACGGGTTTTTGATTTCGAGAAATCAAGGGATGGAACGAGCCCTATGGTTAATCCTTGGGATTGGACTATTACTTGCAATCAAGAAATTCCAATGACTAGTATTTGTTAGGTGCAATGAGTGGGTGGTAAGTTGTATGCGGCGGTTCATGATGGCTTCATGTTTGCGAGGCAAGTCAGCGATGCACTTCATAAACTGGATGCCGTTAATGATGTAACCATGAAGGGGCGCATTAATCGCCTCAAGTTTTTGAATGAGTTGCCCGTCGAAGTTAGGGAGGCGCTCCCTAGCGATGTGCAGCTTGGTTTGGAATTGAATCCTGACTTGGATACGATGTTCCTTCACCCGGAGGACCCCATGCGGGGCATTGTCGTGTCTTTTGTGGCGCGATACATTGGTAATCCGTGGAGTAACACGGAAGCGTTTGAACTGAATGACCTTCAATTAAAGATTCTTGTTTATGCACTTAGCAGTCGTTCCCTTGGTGTGCTTGCCCCCCGTGGTGTCGGAAAGTCAGTTGCTCTTGCACTCGCTGCCCTCATTTGGTGTTTCTTCTGTGCCATTGGGGAAGACGCGTTCATTATTGCTCCTACCACGAATCAAACCGACAAAGTGTTTGCATACATTACCGACTTTATTAAAGTCGGAAAGAATAACTTCTTAATGGATGGGGACCCTAACATTGGGTACGAGGGCATTGGTAGTATTCGTTTTGGTCAGAAACCCATGATTCACTGGCGACAGGGGTCGAGGTTGAGACCGGCGTGTGCTTCGCGCAACAATAAGGGTGAGACGATACGGGGGCAGCAGCCTACGTTTGCGTTGCTGGATGAATCCAGTTACATTCTCGATGACATTTACACGAAGACGTTGAAGAGCGGTTTGGTTAGTAATCGGAGCGACCACGAGATTCCAATCATTGAATCTGGGACGCCTGACGCGAAGAATCACTTCTACGACTTGTTCCATAACCCGAAGATGTACAAGGAGTACATGAAGATTCACTTCGATTACGAGGACGGGATTAGGGCGGGGCGGTATACCCGCGAGAACATTGAGAAGATTATTAACGAGACTCCCGGCGGGAAGGAATCCATTGAGTTCCAATCGGAGTACATGTGTAAGTTCCCAGAGGGTGCCATGTCGTTCTTTAAGAATCTCGAATACACTTTTAGCGGGGAACACATTGAGTCGGCACCCCTACCCGGGGTAACATACGTTGCTGGTCTCGACTTGGGTCAGAAGCAGGACAGTACCGTGTTAACTATTGGTCGGTATAGTATTGAGGATGATGGGGACCACATTGATGTGGTTTATATTCTCGAATTGAATCCGGTTCAAGAATTGACGTATCCTCAACAGTATGCATTGATTTGTGATGAATTGAATCGGTGGCGGGTTCAGTCGTGCTGGGTTGACTTTACTGGACCCGGTATTCCCATTTATCAGTCATTGGAGACACTGGTTAGGTCTAGTTGTCCTACCGTGACGTTTATTCCTTTCAGTTTCCAGTCGAATACTAAGTATCCGAACTTCGAGAAACTGCGTTTGTACTTGCAGAATCGTCCTACGCCGCGCATCCGGTACCCGAAACTGGATGATAATCGCGTGATGAATCACCCTAAGTTTAAGGAATTCCAGAAAGCGAAGGGTGAATTCGTGGATATTGTTCAGAAGCGCACGAATAGTGCGAATGAAAAGAACAAGTGGAAGGTTGAGCCGGCGCGTTCCCGTGGTCACGACGACTACGTAGCGAGTTGCATCTGCCTTTGTCAGGCGATTAATGAGTCGTATTCTGGTGGCGGAGTGGCAAATGCTGTCGAAAAACAGCGCAATGTTGCACAAAGAAAGGTTTCAAGTGCCTCTGCGACGACGGCCGGGCGCGCTTTAGGCATCCGAGGAGGCAATAGTATAAATAGGGGAAGAGGGCATAGTAATATATGGAGGAAAGTATAATGCCCACTTACACTAAAACCCCGATGGACACTTCATTCTTAGATGGAGTAGACCCAGAAGTTATCCACTTATATTACATCAACCGAGGCGTGTTCCTTGACGGAGCAATGGGACACATCCCATGGGCTTTGGTTGCAAACATTTACGGACCAACAAAATCCGTAATGAATGAATCAGAGGATGGTAGTAAAACCATCCGATATACAATTGATATTGACTGCGTTATTCCTGCCGAGGAGCCAGAGAATGTACCAGAAAATAAAGATTAATATGTCCGATAAAGTAGAACCCAAGAAGTTAAAACCGCGCCATAGTAAATTGGTGTGTAAAGATTGTAAAGAAGAATTCTATGGGTTTTGCAAGAGACATCGATGTAATGAATGCGATGTTGAATACAAGAAAGAATGGAGGCGGAATTATCACCGTAAAGACATGTTCAAGCGAAGACAAGAAAAATACAACGAAAGAAGTTTCAGCGACATTGAATACCTGAAAGACAATTACATGGTCGGATTGGGTACTATTAAGTTCAGTGAATTCGACGGAGACTTCGAAAAAGAATGGCGTGTAATCCGTGCGATGGCACGGGGAATTATTACTCGGGACGAGTAGTTATACACGTTTAACATAAAAATGTGAGGATTAGGCATAGATGGCTAAAGATGATTTAGGACAGGCGAAAGGTAAGGTATCTTTTGCCGCAAATGCCTTCTCTGGTGGACAGCGAACAGGCATCGCCGTTGAGCCTATTGGCGACCTCGACCAGTTTTTGAAACTGTACGTCACCACTAAGCAAATCCAGAAACTCATTGACTTCAAAACGAATTACATCGTCAAGGACGGGTACTTCATTAGTAGTCGAGACGAGGAAGGTAAGGCAAAGGCTGAAGAGTTCTTCAACACCCTGCCAATCCTAGATATCATTCGTAGCTGGTCTAAATTCTCAATGGTATATGGCGCCGGGTACTTGGAGTATACGGGGAACAATCTAGTCCCCCGTGACTCCCGTGCCATTGTCCCATATATCGATGAAGAGGGTAATGGAGAAATTCTCCAGTACGTTCAAGAACTCGGTAATAACGAATCGGAATACCCCGAGTTTGACCCAGAAGACATGCTTGTTCTTCTAAACAATCCAATCGACCATATTCGCGGCTTAAGTGAATTACTCGGTATCGAAGAGATTACTAATCTCGACTACCAAGCCATGGAAGATATCAGTGCTACCCTGAATAGGTCGGCGTATAACCGCACTATTTACAAGGTTGGCACACACGAACGCCCCGTTAGCTTAGAAAGCGATACGTTTATTAACACGCGAGACGCTATCGAGGGACTTCGCCCCGGTGAAGACTTAGTTGTCAACAGCGATGTTGAAGCTAAACCTCTCGACAATGCGCGTGTAGGAATGGATTACAAGGCATACATGGACCTCATTAATGAGCGCATGTGCATGTTCCTTGGCGTCCCCTTCGACGTATTCTTCGGTAGTGGTAGTGGAGATACCATTACTCAGCGTCGATTACTTTTCGAGGAGGCAGAAATCATGCCTCGTCGAAGACAACTCGAAGACTTAATCAATCGGGAGTTAATCCCACGCATTGTTACTGTCAACCCTGAAGAACCAGTTGAGTTTAAATTCGGAGACATTAACATTGAAATGGCATTCATCCAGTCCAAGAGAGACTTGGTTGAACTCCAAACCGGCTCTAAGACTGCGGACGAACACCGCATCGAAAAAGGTCGAGACCCCCTCGGTGATGCAGCCGTACCGGGCAACACTAATCAACAAATTCCAATCTCTTCAAGAGATGAAACCGCAACCAGCACTATTGGTGGAAACCTAACTGGTCAACGTGATTCCCCTGAACAGTAAGGAGACAATATGACAGAACATACAATTAACCCTGTTGTTGAGACCGTATTAGCTACGCTTCGGAAGGGCAATAAGAATGCCAGCGAGGAAGACTTAGTGTCTCTTGCTGAAATTATTATGGCTGACGCCGAAGGGCGACATCAAGAAGTAGCTGGCTTCTATAACAAACCCAGCAAAACTCTCTCTAGTAAAGACTTCGGTGAAATGATTACCGATGGCGGAGAGATTATTAACATTCCAGAGAAAAAGCTCAAGTGGAAGGTTGCCGACACAGATACTATTTTTCTGCCTAATTCCAACGGCGACGCTGAAGCTTTTGCTTTCGACCCCTTAACCCTTGAAAAGTTAGGGGCGAAACTAGAAGGTATCCCCGTAGTGATTGGCGGTGAGGGACATGATTCCGAACTACCAATGGCTGCATTTACCGGCGACTACGAAGTTGTCGAAGAAACAACCGATACCGGTAAAAAGATTAAGGTGCTCTATCAGTGGTCCAAGCTTCGCTCTGACGAAGACAGTCCTATTGATTTTGAATCCTTAGTAAAAAATCCTGTATGGGATATTAACGGGGGCGAGCATTCATTGAATGGTTCTCTTCGTTTTACTTCAAGAGACATTCCGTATTACTACGGCGATGGTTCTAAGGTTAATTACATGACGAGCCCAGTGCCAATCCATTATGCAGGAGTTGATTCTCCTGTTATTAGGGGTGCCGGTTTAGTCGAAAAGAATTTTGGTGAAATTATGACTAAAGAAGTTGAAACACCCGAAGCTAAGGCTCCGGTAGTCGATGCTCCCGATGTTACTGCACAAGTGAAGGAAATGCTGGCCGAAAAGCTTGGCGCCCTCGATATCGCCGCCCTCGTTAAAGAAGGCGCCGTTGCCGAGATTACGGCCCAAGTCGTTAAGGCTGTCGCAAATCCCGAAGTTATTGCTCGCTCCGAGTATGAAGCAGTTCTCAAGGAACGCGACGAATTAATTGAAGCTAGAGAGACTGCCGAACTTGACGGTCTTCGCAACGAGATTGTTGACAAATCCCTTGGTGCAGATGCATCCGAGGAAGATGTCGCAGCTTTCGTTGAAGACATTAAGAGTTTCGGTAAGACTGAACTCCAAGGCATTCTTCGCGGCCTAACTCTGGCCGCCGAGAAAACTGCAGACGCCCCCGCCGAAAAGAAAAACTTCGGCAAGGGCAAGGTGGATACCGCTAACCCTGAAAAGAAGCGTAAGTTCCCCCAAATCCAAATCTAAAGGTGAATAAATATGGTTAGAACAAATGGACCCATTCTCCAAAACGGCGACATCGCGGGAACCGCTGGCGAAGCACTCGATGCTTACGACCACGTTTCCTACGAAGCTGTTACGGGAGACATTGTTAAAGCAACTGCTGGCTCTGTCGCTATCGGCTACGTCGATAAGGCTTACGCTGACGGTGAAGAAGAAGTTAGCGTTCTCCGCTTCCAAGACCGCAAGCGCCCCGCTGTTGCCGGTGCCACCAACGTTGGTGTCATCGCTATCGGTGCCCCTGTCGCAGTTGACGCTGACGGCAAGGCTCGCGTCGGTGTTGTTGGAACTGATTACCTCGTCGGTGTTGCTGCTACGGCTTCCGCTGCAGAAGGCGACGAACTCGAAGTTGAGGCTCTCTGAGGCGATTTAAATGGTTAAAGGTATGCACACAGAAGCAGATTACGATGAATTCCTTCAAGAAGTCATTGCCCCTGCTGTAGAAGATTTCAAAATTACGAACGCCGATGCTCTCATCGGCCTCATGACTTTCCGTCACCCCATCACTCCCGGTCGCGATGGCTTTAAGATTCCGGTCTTGAAGCGCGGCGATGACGTTGTTCAACGTCTCGGCGAGTTTGGTCGTGCCGCGTACATGAAGAGTGACCGCGATGAACTCGAATTCGCCGCTGAACGCTACGGTATTTCCGTCGCATTCACCGAAGATGCCCTAGCTCGCGCTCTCGATGAAGGCGTTGTGGACCCCATCCAGAACGAACTCCGCCATGCTCGTCTCTTAATGAGCGACAAGTACGGCGCAACCATCAAAACCCCCGTCATTTCTGGCTGGGGTGACGCCGAGGATGCTCCCAAGTACGCCGACCGCACGTTTGCCAACCACAGCCACCTGATTAACGACGGTGGCACTGGTGACGGTGACCTGCAAGGCGATGCCCAGCATTTCCCTGAGAATGCCGCCAACACTGACGAAGTTCTTCGTCTCTCCACGATTCGTGGAGCCAAGAGCCACGTTAGCGAACACGGCCAAGCCCCTGACACCATGATTGTCAGCGACTTCGGTCTCAACGACATTCTTACCCTGCTCGAAACCCAAGGTGTCGGTAGCCCACTGCTCCCTGCCACCATTGAGGGCAGTGTCGGTCGTCTCTACGGTATGAACATTTTCGTCACTCCCTGGATGAATGACAACACGTTCGTTATCGTTGACAGTCGTCAAAAACCCATTGTGTTCGGTGAACGCGAGTCCCTAGAACTCCGCACGGAACGCAACCTGCTTGAGCGCAAGTGGGATGGTCAAATGATGGCTGCGTGGGTGTTCGGTATGGTCCACAAGTGGGCCGGTATCGCTGTCACCTACGACTCTCCGTAAGACTAAAAAATTAGGAGCTTAAAACACTCCTTTTCCTTTTCCCTTTCTCCCTTTTTATACCCCTTACGTTGAGAGTGACTTAGCATGGCTTACGACTTTGATACCGATATCATTAATTTCACGCGCTACGATGACGTAGACGCACCAATTCTTGCTTGGGCTATTAGGTTAGCTAAGACTATTTATATCTGCGGTAATCCTGCGGATTACGACGAAGACGAAAGTGATGTCGATAATATCCTCGTCGCCATGTTGGCGAGCGGTTTTATTACGATGTATGCGAACGGTGTTTCCGTTGCAGTTGATTTCTCTCTTGACGAATTAAGCGTCAAGGAGGATGCCGGTGTTTCTCCCGAAGGTAAATTCTTCGATATGTTTTATCACTGGCTTAACATGTATAAGCGTCGTGGTTGCGCATTACAATATGCAGATGCTACAAGTTTACTTGCTGTTACTGCTTTCGTCCCAGTTGATTTCGTGAATGACATTATTGCTGTACCGGTTAACGGAGACCAGTAGTCATGAGTGAGATTGAGTCTCGTTTGAGAGAATTAGATAATCGTATTAGTCTATACCAAGGGGACTTGACTTCTTTGAAAGCTACAGTTAGTCATATTGAAGGTAAAGCCGAAGCTATTAAGGACGACCACCAGAAGCATCTTATTGAGGCCATGGAAGACCGTACTAGAATGCGCGAACACATTCATGATTCGAGAGACCATGAATTAGATGTGCATAAAATTTTACATGGTAACGGTAAGCCGGGTCTAATGAGAGATGTTGAAACTAATAAGAATAATATTGATAAGTTATTCTTCCAGATGAAAGTTTCTCACGGAATGCTTTTTGGTAATTTACTAGCTCTTACGGTTCTATTGATGAAATCATTTGGTGTACTATAGATGGCGTTAATCACTAATTTAACGTGGAAGAAATTAATTTTCGTTGTTCTATTAGTGTGTCCCATGATTTTTGCTTTAATTGCGTATCCATTCTTTTACGTCGAAGCATTGCAACCTGCTATTAGTATTCTTAGTGGATTGTTAGGCTTTACTATGCGGGAGTTGTTCGAGACGGCTAAAGACGGCAAGGGGGAGCTTTAGATGGGTGTTGACCACTTTGAGACTAATGAAGTCCATGTTTTAGATACTACTTCTACGAGGGTTAATCCTGCCACGGAGGAGACTCTTCAGGCGGTAGTGGATGCTGTTGATGGTTTAGAACTTAGTGCTGACACCATTAATATCAACTTAGAGGACCTTGAGACTCTAGTCGCCGCCACAAATGCCGCCATAGCCTCCCTGGAGGCCGCTAACGACCTTTCTGGCGACGATGTGGTGTCTGCTATCCAAACGGCACAAAGTGCCTTAGAAGCCGCCCTAGGGGCCCTACAAGCCAGTAACGAGACACATTCCGACGAGGAGCAAGCGGCTATTGCTTCTTTGGAAGCCGCAGTGGCCGCGTTCCACACTGCCTTCGATGTGCGGGACCTCGCCACGGAGACTACCCTCGCCGACCTCCTCGCATCCACGGGTGATGAAACCGATGCCGAAGCAACGGCTGACGGTTCAGTCATCGCTATCCTGAAGCGCATTCGAACGCGCCTCGACCAATCCATCACGGACTTCAACGCGGAAGACTTCGCGTCGGAGACCACTCTCGGCGCATTCAAAGCTGCAAACAATGCAGACATTCAGGCCCTCATTGCGGCCAACGACATTTCAGGTGACGATATCGTCACTGCCATCCAAGCCCTCGAAGCGGCCAGCGATGCCTCGGGCGATGACATTGTCACGGCAATCAATGACTGTTGTGTCACCATCGAAGCAAGCCTCACTGCAATCGAGGCAAGCGTTGACGCATTCAAGGCCGCCTTTGATGCCCGTGACTTGGCAACTGAAACAACGTTGGCGGATGCACGTGATAACATTGAGGACATTCGTGCCCGGTGGGTGGGTGGCTACAGCACTTCGGTTGGTGATGGTCACAGTGGAGGCGGCGCTCTTCGAACTGAGGGGCACAACTACGGCTACAACGGCGCCGACTGGGACCGTTTGCGCTCAAGCATTGCGAACGGCCTTGAAGTGGATGCCACCATTCTTCGTAGCGCCCCAACGATTGAGAGTGGGTTGAGTGATGTCGAAACCTCTGTCGATGAACTCAAGGCCCAGAATCTCACCAAGCACGACTCCATCATCTCGGAGTTGCAGGACGTTGAAGCCGACATTGAGGCATTCAAGGCGGAGGCTCACGCCGATTCGCTTGACACGCAAGCCGCAGTGGACGAACTTAAGGCAGTCAACCAAGCCGAATTCGACGCAACACAAACCCTGCTCCAGACGGAGTTCGATGAGACTCAAGCTGCAATTGTAGCAGCCTCTGCTCAGAACGGTTTGGACCTCCAAGATGTGGAGGATGCCGTTGATGAATTGAAGGCTGTGAATCAGGCAGAGTTTGATGCAACCCAGGCTCTACTGCAAGCAGAGTTCGATGCCACTCAAACCCTTCTACAAACTGAGTTTGACGAAACCCAGACTGCCATCTCTAACGCTTCCGCTCAAAACAGCGCCGACCTCCAATCCATCGAGGACAATCAGACGGATGGCTCGCAAATAACTCAAGTCATCCTCCCTACACTTGAAGAAGCAATGAAGGTCAAGTTGGACTTGACGTACAAGTGGAAGAGTGCCAAGACTATTGTTGGTACAACTAAGACAACTTACACGGCTTCCGCGCCGGTTGGGACCGCAACGAGTGCCGCGTTGTGGGTAGTGGTTCGTATCATTGAAGACCTCGCCACAGGTGACTCCCAGATTGAAGGTCGCGCTAACATTGCTTATGATAATCGCGCCGACCCCACGATTGACGGTGAAGCGGCATGGGAGGCATTGTAGTGCCGCTCAAACTCGCCGCAGTCTGCGTGAATTGCTCCGATGGCGCAAGCCCACCCATGGCTTTCTCTAGCAATTTGGATGCAACCCAACACCTCACGGATAACCCATACCACATCATTGTCAGTCGCGCACTTATTCATGAGGAGGAAGAATAGATGGCGAACTACAAGGGTGAAGCCTACTGCACTTCCACAAACCTGACAGGAGCGGTTCACTTCAAACTCACCACGGACTCGGGTGGCACTTTCAGCGGTACTCGTGCCGACCGAAGCACTTGGGAACTGAACGCAGGGGCATCCGTCACGCTCTACTTCTACCGTGGAACCACGGGGACTCTCCCTCCCGCTCTACCGGATGGTGACGGCGGGGACTTGGTGAGACTCCGAGTCTATCATGAAACGGGCACGGGCACGCTCGTCCGTGAATTATTCACGGGGACTTCACCACCAGCGAACGGTACGTCATACACATTCTATGCAACCAGCAATGGTCTTATAGGTGGCTCCCCTCGAGCCGGTACCCTTCGGCTACGCATTGAAGCCATCCAATCCGGTGAATTGCTGGACAACTACAACATCGACAGTGACACGCAAGACCAAGGTGTCCTTCGATGCAATCAAGTCACTCCAGACACCAAACTCGTCCACGACGGCTACCCCAGCGGTTCCACTTACGCCATCGGTCCAGCCAGCACTGAGAGCGTCGGCATCACATTCACCCACGACCCACCCTTCGGCACTGGCGCGCATCAAGACATGCGCATTGATGTCCTTGATGCGGGGGCGGTTCAATTCGCGGGAACCCAACAAGACTTGGTGGGTACATCATCCACGCTGTCTGTCCCCGTGAACACCGCGAACTTCGACGACACCAGTAAAGCATACGGCCTCCGAGTCACGCCCATTGGTGCGGCGCTACTGCAACCAACCAGTGAAGGCTCCATGCTGTGGTGTCGCTTCGGGTCAGGCACGGGTACGACGCAGAACGGCAACTCCGTTGAACGCGCAAGTGGTGTATTCAACGTTGACCCCCGCGTCACCGTCCCGTCCCCGACCCTGTCTAAGTCCCTCCACAACCGAGGCGACAGCACGACAATTGATTACAACGTCAGGAACGCTCGGAATGAAAACCTCACTCGCTCCCTGAACTACGTCCTCAAGGACAGCGGTGGAACTACACGCAAGAGTGGCTCCGACAGCGGCGCGAACTACGACATTGACTACACCATTGGCTCCGCAGATGCGGCGGCCTTTGACTTTGTCGGCTCCCAATGGACGTTCGAGACGAGCAACTCTGAATTCACTACTGTCACCTCTAACGCCTACAGGGTCAGCCGCAAGGTGATGATTGGTTCCGGTGTTGGCTCCAATAATCTTTCAATTAATACGAACTTCGAGGTATACAATCGCGGTGAGACCGTCACCTATGACTTCTACGTCAGCGCCGCCGATGGCACTGCCTACACGCGCACCGTTACCGCCGAAGTCCACAACACAGCACACGGCGTCGAGAACCAACGCAGTGAATCCAACGGCGACGGGCACTTCCAAGATTCCTATGTTGTTGCCAGCGGTGATACTGCGACGGGTGACCAAACGGGCTCATTAAAGCACATTGAGATTGACCCCAACGGCACGGGCGGTAACAGTGCCGACGCGTCTGCCGCAGAGTGGGGCGTAAGCACCCTTCGCGTCATTCACAGCACAGCAACACTTCCCAGTGGCAACCCCGCCAACGCAGACAACACGGTGTCAATCGTTACCACGACGAGTGACGACGGTGGGGGTGGCGACCGTTCGCTACTGAATGTCCTTGAGACGGCACAGATTGACTACTACCTTTATGGGGTTCGAGGACAGGCGTGGCCCTTCAGTTTTAACAGTCGCATCATCGCAGCCGATGGCAGCACCGACTTTACGGATGTCCGCACTCCCAGTGGTGCTGGTCTCGTGTCCTACACGCGCACGATGGCGAACGGTGTTGAATCCGCATTCGACCTCGTTGGTGATGCCAAGCACATTCGCGCCGACAGCAGTGACTCTAACGACACCGTGAACAGCGCCGATGCCGCCGCCGTATCAAGCAAGATTCTCATTGGCTCCGCCGCTGGCCTTGATGACGGGGACCTCGTCATTGAAGTCGGCTCCGTTGGCAGTGGCGACGATGCAACAATGAGTGGCGTCTACCCCACCGCCATCTTCAACCGTGACAGTGGCGAAGCAGACGTTGCCATCAGCACCTACCTATCCTACGCCCGTCTCACCAAGTATGCCAATCAAACAGTGAGCAGTGCAGTCCACTCCGATGTTCACGGTGTGGAAGATTCGCAGACACCCACGACGGATGCCAACGGTCTGCTTGCTTACACTTACACCATTGCCAACACCGACAAGGCCACCGCGCACGTTGAGAAATCCACGGGTGGCTACAGTACCCTGCCGACTGGCTCGCCCAAACACCTCACCATCACGGACGGCGACAACACTACCATTGACAGCGACGAAGCGTGGGGTGTCACGAAGCACCTATGGGTGGATGTTCACGACGAGCGTGAGGAACCTCTCAATAGGGACACATGGAACCCCGCTGACCCCAGTGATGGCTCCGAGAACGCAGAGGAAGAACCGTTCCAATACGTTATTCTTGGTGATACTCTCAAGGTATGGGCTCATGTCATGTCGGTTCGCCTCGACCGCGAAATCGAGACATGGGATGGGGACACAGGCTCCTATCCAGCGAATCGCGCAGTGCGTCTCCGCACAATCAAACCCAGTGGTTCCGTCAACGCCACCATGCTCACGGACACGGGCATTGATGGCTGGACGAGTGGCGTGGACGAAGCCGAGACCGGTGAACTCAATGGCGCCACAGACCCAATGGTTGTTGAGGAAACCTACGAGACATTCTCTAGCGGTACCGACCAAATCACATTGACTGGCGTGGATGCCGTGAAGGGCAACCGCTACATCATCTTCTCCAGCAACGGCTCCGCACCCGTAGACATCACGGGCATCACTGGCATGGGATTCACTTGGGTCCAAGTCGATGCCCAAGAATCTACTAATAACAGTGGTCGCTTGGAGGCTTGGATTTCCGAAGGCGCATTCACTGGTGCTGAGAACATCGTCATCGACTACAGTGGCGTGTTCCAAGACTGCGCCGTCACCCTCGTCCGTGTTAGTGGCGGTGACGTAAGTGAACCCGTCCTTGACTTCACGGGTGATTCACAGAACGGTAGCTCTTGGAGCCTCCCCACCTTGACTGGTGACACTGGCACGGGCATCGTCGTCGTGGGTGTGAACGGCAACGACAAAGATACCGTCACGATGTCCGCCCCACTCGCTAAGGAATCCGACAACCCCGGAGCAGGTAGTGAAACCGCTCTCGGTGTCGGCGCATTCACGGCGCAAGCTGACAACAGCACCAGTGGTTCATTCAGTGCACCCGGTAGCACTCGCTGGCAAGCTATCGCCGTCAGCCTACGAGCAGGAGACAGCGACGACCCCAACAGTGGTCTCAACTTCAACCGACCATGGAATCAGGAAACGGGCAGCATGACTCCCGCTTCAAGCAACTGGCAGGTATGCGCCGAAGTGGATTTCGACGGCAACTCGGGTAGAGCGTGTGACCTCATCACGATTGCGTCTCCTCTCATCACCAGCAAGGCTCGCATCTTCGCACCGGCAACGGTGTCGCCAGCCGAGACATTCAAGGTCTACGTCGAAGTGCTGGACAAAGCCATCGCCAGCGGTGAGGTATTCGCCACATTCCAACCCGCCACCCCCGAGAAGCCCCCTGAACTTGGCGGTTTAGTGGTCGAGGAAGACAGTCCAGACTACGTCGATGACAGTGTTATTGCTCGTGAGGTGGACAAGAACGGAGAATCCATGAAGAACGTAATCGACGACACAGCCACAGTGAATGGCTCCCTCTACTACCTCGAAGTGACGGCTCCCGCGATTCCGGGAACTGTCATTAACTGGTTCGCCGTCGTAGCCCTTGGTGGCGACGCTTTCACGAATGGACAAACCCGCGTGACTGCACCAGAGTTCAACCCACTAGGAGAGATTTTCGCATGATTAGTAACGATGAATACCCATTCTGGGCACGATGGTACGTCAATCGCACACTAGAGTCGGATATCACCGATGTTGACTACGTTATCCAAGAGTACGACCCCGATACAGATGCATTCGTTACTGTTGATTCCGGTAATATCGCTACACGCGATGCGCGTGGACGATGGATTGCTCCATTTACATTCCCTACAGATACAGTTAATATCGTATACTACGCAGAGTACACGCCGAACGGTGGGGACCATCCCGTTTTAAGTGAAGAAGTTACGACAGACGATGGTGTAGTATTTGCAACACAAGGTGGCGCGGGTACGGAAGAATATTCTGGATGCGTTAAAGATAAATCCGGAGCACCCATTGAGGGTGCATTAGTTAAAGCTGTGTTTTACGGTACGGTTAATACTGCCGCGAGTGATTTAACAGATATTAATGGGGACTTTACTTTAACGGGTTTGTATGATGGTGTTGCGTACACTATTACTGCTAACGCGGATGGGTTTACCGGTAAGATTGCGGATAAGGTGGTTATTTAAATGGTTTGTATTATTCTTGACCCAGTAGGTAATATTACTCTTTCGAATCAAGGTGATTCGGTTAGTTGTACTAGAGTTCGTAATATTCTACGCAAGCATATTGTTCGCAATTCTACTTGTCTAACTCGTTCCCGCAATGATATCACTAAGGATGCTATCGGTAATGTTACTGATATCAGTAAGGATACTTTATTAATTGATTGTATTCCTTTTGACATTTTCTCTTCGTATAATTTGAGGTCTAGCGGTGTTAGTCGCAAGACTGATACTGGTACGAGTAAGAAGGAGACTCCTCGGTGTTATATCATGTATGATACGGATGTTTTACCGGGGGATTATATCTTAGTCGATTACGACACAGACCTCGATACTTGGTCTGCTAAGTATTTGGTTGAGGAAGTTGAGCAGCACCACTTTAAGAAGTGTGTTGTGTTTAACACTATTTATTTGAAGAAGGTTGAGAATTAATGCCGTCATTCACTAGTGGTTCCGAAATTACTAAGCCTACTGAGGAGAAGCGTCCTTTCTTCGTATTCGGTAGACCCGGTAAGTCGCCCCCTAGTGGTATGCGCGGCGCTGGCATGTTCTGGGAGAAGGGTATGCAAGCGGGTATGCAGGGTGCTAGTCGGTTCTTTGCTAATAAGATTAGTGTTGCGAATCGTCGATTGGAGTCTGTCCAGTACGCGATGAATACGAAGGGTAACGCATCTATTAAGGCTGGTATTGATATTCGGGCTGTTCAGAATCTTGATATTGAGTTGACTAAGTATTCCCGTCAAATTCCTAAGTTCCTTATGGAATCGTTTGCGGCTTCCACTAGCGTTGCGCACGCGGAGTTTAGTAAGGCATTGGATGCTAAGGCGTATAAGTTTGCAAACGATGGTGTTAGAAGTTCTGATAAACAGATTCGTAGCACTTCTGATTGGAAGAATGTTACTAGTTATGTTGTGTCTCGCGGTGGACGCGGGAGTAATGAAGTGTCAATGAGTATTAATGTTCGCGCAAATGCTACTACTTTATCATTGATGCGCGGTGCCAACTTTGGCTTAAGGGCCGCAGGTGATGGTGAACAGCCTCGCTTTAGTTACGATGCTGCTGGCAACCCTGTCGCATGGAAGGGTCTTACGGAGAAGAATAAATGACGATTAAAGAAGATTTCCTTGAAAACTTCAGGGCGGAATTACAGACGGAACTCGACACATTGCTTAGCGGCGAGTCTACCGTTGTTCAAGAATTTAACGATGCGGCAGAAGTTTTCCCTACTACTATTGTTAACTTCCAGACCGGTAACAGTCCTTACAGATACGTAGGCGGTCGCAGACGCGCAGTTGTTAACATCTTAATTAGCAATTTAGCTATTCGTCCTACGGACTCAAGTCATATCATTACTTGTTCCGATGCAGTTGTTCGTAGCGGTAGAACTCTCGTGGAGTATCTCTGCGTTAAGATTTTTAATCATTTAGAGAGATATCAACCGTCTTTCTCGTATGTCGATAATAATGTCGATATGCGTATTAATATGGACTTTGAGGAGCGCGATGACGTTTACAAGTCCGAAGTCGAATATCAGTTACTAGTTTAACATAAATTAATGATATTCGGCACTAGGGAGAATATACATGGCTAATAAGAAATACATTCATGGTAGCGAACTCCGCATTTACAAGAATGGGGAATATCTCGGTACGTTAACTAGTGCTAGTTTGAATGCAACACAGAATACTATCGACCGTCAATATATTGGCGATTACGATACTACCACGATTGCTACTAATAAATCATACGAGGGTACCCTGGACCGGGACATGTTCGATGAATCATTCGTCGAATTAGTCATTGGTAATCAAGTTACTTCCTTGTCTACTGTAAGCAATTACACTCTGGACCCCGATACGGTCAAGGCGACCGTTAATTCCGGGTCCGATGAGGATATCTCGTTCACTACTCCTAATGTTACTGGCTTAACTGTTCAGGCTGTAGTGTTTAACGCCGTGAAAGTTGGTTCTTTTGCTGGCGGCTTGGACATTGAGATTTGGGAGGGGCTGGCTGGTTCCGGCACTTTGAAGGCTACCTTCAGTTGCGAGGCTGGTGAATTACCGGTTCTGGATAATGAGTTCCTTACGACAACCCTCGATGAAGCCGATGAAGTTGCATTGACGGCTAATACCGCTCACACTATTCGATTCACACCTGCTGGCGCTCCCACGGGAGACGTTAACCTTTACGGCAACTCTACTGAGACGGAGCCTTATTTCGCTATTCAATACGAAATGGCTACTACGGAGCCAGCCGATTACACTATTGATATTGTATTACCACTGGCTGACGGTTCGGAAACTATTTTCCGCGCTACGAATATTACTTTCACTTCCAATGGTATCAATATGTCTTCAGGAGAATTAATCACTGAAGCAATGGCTTTCAAGGCCAAGAACGTAACTGTTCTATAATTTGTTGGAGATAAATAAATGGCGAATAAGACTTACTACAAGGCAGACAATGTTGTTCTGACCATTGAAGATGCCGCTGTTACGGGCAAAGCTTATCAGTTGGCGGATTTCGCCGCTACTGAGATTGGCTCCGGTAACCTTGGTTTTTTCTGGAACGTGAACAGCATCAGTTTCACTGCCACACAAAACACTGTTGATAAAGGACATGTCGGTACCGATGAAATGGACCACATTGCCACGAACAAGACCTACGAAGCATCTATTGACATGGACTTCTACAGCGCTGACGCTGACGTTACCCTTGTCGATGGCGGTACGACCTACCACGCTGTTGACCCAGTTAGTATTGCTAAGCAAGTCATTGACGGCTTGGGCGAAAAGTACACTGGCGTCCTTTACATTGGTTGCGACCTCGGTACTGATAACGCTAACAGCGAGGAAGACTATGCTCTCCCCAGCACTGCGGCTCTTAGTATTCAACTCGATGAAGTAATGTTCACGAGTCTGCCCACGACTTACACGGCTGGCGAAATCACTACGATTAGCATTCCCTTGAAGGTCAAGAGCAGCGCAATCCTATAATACTGGTCATCCAGTATTCCCTTTTCCCTTCCTTCTCTCAGAAGGCGTTTAAACGCCGTCTAACGGGATATCTTTTTTTCCCTACCCACGGGGTCCCGTGTGGGTATTAATGCGCTTAGACGCAGGATATGGGGCCTTAGAATCGATTAAAACGCAGAGGAACTAATATGAGTGAACTAATTGAAGACTTTGGCGACTTTATTTCCAAAGTTAATGAAAAAAATAAGTTCGAAGTTGAATTTGAAGTCAACGGCGAATTAAACACTATTGCTTATTCTGAACTAAGTAGCTCGGAAGAGATTTCTGTTCAGAAAGAATTCGGACGATGGTACAAGGATAACTACAAGGATACCACGTTCGATAAAGATGTGAGCCTTCAGCAATTCCGTTTCTTTAAAATGATTCAGAAAGCTGGTGGCATGGGTAAAACTACGTTCGATGAATTCATGGCTATGCCTCGACTAATCACTAGTGCCCTCGCGGTTTCCATTGAGAAAGACCTCTTTGACCGCTACCCTCACATTAAGGACCAAATTAACGCCCTACGTTAATACATGCTTCAAGTAAATACTCTTAAAGAAGAAACTCCAGTAGATTTACTGAGAGGATTATTCTCTTACAAGAGTATTTACTGGGTTAGTGTTACGATTAGAGACGTTGACTACAGGTTTAAATTTACCCCCTTATCCCTCCTTGACCAATTAAATATCTCCAATAAGTATAGTAACATTGATGATATTAAAGTGCGACAAGAATGTATTGTTAAAGATTCTTGTTTATTAATGTTACAGAAAGCAGGTAATAATACTAGTACTATCGAAACACTTAGTAGTATTCACTTGCTTAGTATTTATCAAGCAATGCTTGTCGAATTACAAGAGTTTAAAGAAAGTATTCAGAAGTTCTGCGATGCTAATAAGACTATCCCGTTAAAGCGTAGTACTAATCCTACTACTAAACTAGATAGTCTTGTTAATATTACAATGGTTGTTAAGGAGTTAAACATGTCTCTCGACGATGTGTTACTTCTCGATGATGTTTCATTATTCTGTTTATTATCTGGTATGAACGAAATCGGTGTTCGCGAGAGTAATTCTTACGAACAATCTAAGAGTAACTAATATGTCCCTCGCCGCAACTCCTGGTTTATCTGGTGGCACCTTCGGTTCTGGTCGCGGTATTCTCGCTGGCCGCTTGGGTGGTAATCAAATTGGTATCGTCGCCATCGGTATCGATGCTGGTGCCGGAGCAATGCTTCGTAATCTAGCAGTAATGAGTAAAGTTACGGAGGGCAATATTAATCGTGCGGGTAAATCCATTATTGGGTTTAACGTTGCAGCTAGTGGCATGATTAATTCCTTGGCAGTTATGACTGCCGGTATTGGCATTGCCGCCGTCGTGGTTAAGGACTTTAATACTTCCATCGCCGAGATTAGTAGTATTACCGGTGCCGATACCGAAGAAGTTATGCGTAGCATTGGCGACACTGCAATTGAAATGTCTCAGAAGTGGGGTTTCAGTGCGGCGAAGATTGCCGATGCTGGTCGTATTATTGCTCAGGCTGGCTTTGACCTTGAAACTACTAAATCTATTCTCGTTGAGTTAACTGAATTCGTCCGCGCTACACCTGGGGCGGGTTTCGAGGACGCGGCTAAGTTTGCTACGGAAGCGTTCGCTGTATTTAATTTAACCGTTGAAGATTCGGAGCGTTTATTCAATTCACTCACTTTCACTATTAATAACGCCAAGGTTGCCATTGTCGATTTAAGACAAGGTTTTAATCAGTTGGCGCCGGTTGCGTCTGCATTGGGTATTAGTTTAGAGTCTACTCTTGCTACACTTGGCGCATTGGGTACTGCCGGTCTCGGCGGTAGCGCCGGTGGTACTGGTACTAAGACTGGTTTGCTGGAGTCATTATCTCCTACCGGCGAGCGACTTGAGAAGTACGGCGAAACGCTAAATGCGTTCAAGTTCGCTGTGTCTGAGACTGGCGACTTCGCTGTCGCATTCGATTTACTTCTTCGCGGTTTAGATACTAACTTAGTAGACTTTAGTCAATCCTTGGAAAAGTTGCGTATCGACGAACAAATTGAAAGTATCGAAGATATTAGTGATGTGAAACTTACCGAGTTTGGCACCAAGATTGATACTGTCTCCAAGTTAACTGAAATCTTTGGTATTCGCGCCGTGCGCGCATGGCTTGCGTACAGCACTGGTGCGGTGAAGGCTAAGCAAGATACTATTGCGATGGAACTTCAGTTGGAAGATACCACCGATGCCGCTAATAGAGCGATGGAGCAAATGGGTGCTCAAGCGGGTCGCTTAGGCGCTCAACTTGCGGCGGCTCTATTACAAGGCGATTTCGGTAGTAACTTAACTGGTATGCTACAAGGGCTCGCAGATAGCGGTGCGTTCGTAGAAATTGGTGAAGAAATCAATGATGGTATCAACGATGCATTGCTATCGTTAGCCGAGAATGCGGATAGTATCGCAGAATTGATGGTCACACTGTCTAAGAGTCTTAGTACTTTTGCAGACTCTGCTGTTATTGCGTTTGATGCTTTGAGCGGTGTGCTTAAGGTTCTTAATAGTCTCGGTCCGGTTGCTGATTTATTGGTTGCGAGAATGGCTATTGGTGCCCTCTTTGGTGGGGCAGCACGTCGCGGTGTAGACCAGTTTAGAGAGTTAACTAAATCTAACGCAATTACTCGGTTAAATAAGCAATTACAAGATAATGTTAAATTTGCAGCTAACTCGAAGCTTGCAAACATGTCTTTGACTGCCACGTTTAACGAGGAACTTTTTTCTATTCAACAGTTAACGAGGGCAAACACTAACCGGATTGCCTCTATTAATTTATTAAACGCACAAGAAAAAGAGCAAGGTATCCTCACAAAGGAAAACTTCTTGGCTCGACAAACTGAAATTGCAACTCTAAAGAAAGAAATTGCACACGAAAATCTTTTAAGTAACGCCATTCGAGAAGAAATGGCGGCGATGAAGGCTAACTCAGTTCAGACTACCGTCAACATGAGGGCGCATCAATCTAGGACTGCCGCACTAAAGGCGGAAATCCTTGCTTCTGAAAAAGCAATTACTGCCAACAGCGCTCTCGGTGCTTCAACCGCTAAAACTCTTTCGAGGGGCACTATGGCTGCGGGTGGAGTTGCCGCAGGGGCGGCAGGTAAAGCCGCTCTTCGGGGCACTGCGGGTAGGGCGGCCGGAGCCGCGTTAGGATTGAGTAATCCCGTAGGATGGCTCATTATGGGGTTGACGATTGTTCTCCCATTAATTTCTTCGTTTAGTCGCAAGTCCCGAGAAGCCAGCGATATTACTTCCAGTTGGGCTGAAGAAATTCGCAATGGTGCCGGTGCATTTAATGAATTAGACCAATCTATTCTTGGCGTCAATGAAGCGATTGAGGCACAAGAGAAACTAGGTAAGAGTAAACTCCTAAGTAGTACGTTTGTACCCGGTACAGACGGTAGTGTTGACAAATTAACCGATGTATACGCGGTAGATTTATCGGGAATGAGCGAAGAGAATCGTGAGCGCACTATGCAGTTAGCGATTGAGCAGAACAAGCGCATTGTTACTCTCGGCGAACTTCTTAACAGCGACTTATCTGACCTAGACCGTCAACGGTACACTGAGTTTCGTAATGCTAAATTACAAGAGTACGAGGCTCAACGACAAACCGAAATTGGTAAAGTAACTCTGGTTCAAAAGACCGGTAATGCCGTCACCGATTGGTTCAAGACCAGTTTCGTTAATGCAATGAAGATTACCGTAGGTACTATCGGCGGGTTCCTTTACACCCTTGGCGGGAACGTTGTAGCATTCGTGTCGGAAGCTCTCGCTGCAATTCTAAGAGTGTTCGATAAGTTACCGGACTGGATGACACCCTCTTATTTGGGAGATGCAATTGCCAGCCTAGAAGACTATGCTAAACAGTCGAGAGAAAGAGTAGAGGGCGGAATCGATGCTGCTCGCGACGATTTCCTTGATAATGTTGGCGGCCTTAATACTTTCATTGACACTATCGATAGTACTATTCCTACTATTGATGACTTCGTAATAATTATTGACGAAAACACTAGTCGTCTCGGTCAATTGGCCGACACCATTACTGGTTTCAAGGATAACATCGGCGACTTCGAATCTATCTTTAAGAGATTAGATAGTGCAGTATATGATACCGTAGACGGTGTCCAAGTGATGAATGGCACTTTCTTCGAAATTGCAAATACTGGATTCGAACTGTCTCAGGCAATGTCTAAGTTTAAGACTTTCCTTATCACTAAGGAAATGACTACTATTGCCGGGGAAATTAGTGGCGTGTTTACCTCCCTCGGCCGCGATGTTCCTGCTGGATTCCAGAGCATTATTGATATGCTCAATACTCAATTACTCGGCGAGGCTACGGCTCTCGCTAACTTATTCGACCCCAACACTTTTAATGCAGAGTCTTTCATCGAGATTCTCGCTAAAGCAATGGACAGTCCTCGATTTGAACAGAACAACAACATTGTCATTCGTGTCAGTACTAGCGGCAATCCACAACAAGCTGTTGAGGCCGCAGACATTGTTGCTCGCAGACTGACTGGACAAGGTATCCCCGTGAGGGACGTTTAATGACGTTCATTTACTACGATGTATATCTAGCAGGGAGTCTTGTCGAACACTCTGATTTACAGTTCTCTACGCCACCAAAGAATCCTAAAGATATACCTGTTGCATCCTTTAAGATTCCTAATCGAGTAACTAGCTCCGGCAGTGTGTATTCGGGGTTGAGTTCTGGGTCTTCAGTATTAATTTATGATGACCAAGGGACTCTTGTGTTTGACGGAGTAGTTGATTCCCGTAAATTCCTATTGGGGGAGCGAGACTCGACTGTAAAAATTACTGCTGTTAATCGTCAATATAAAAAGCTGTCTAACTTTATTTGCGATTCATATGATTTCTTAGAGAGCAATGATGATTACGGTGTCACTATTAATCCTTGGGAGTATAAAATTCTTAGGTCCACAGACCCTTCGCACCCCGTTGAGAATTTAACGCTCATTGGACCGCCTGTATTTGGATTCAATCAGGCCGATGTTGCCAAAGCTATTATTGGTGAGAAACTATTATTTTCTCACGATTTTACTAGCAACGAGTATTTATTGCCAGTCACAACTGCTACTGAGACTTCGTATTTAAATACCGCTAGGAATCCCGCAATCGACGGTGGAGCCCAAACTACTCCTCGTTTACAATTGATGCCGAACGGGAATGGTGTATACCGCACAAGCGGTAGTGTAGAGTCTGTTCCGTTTATGAACGGAGACCCGCACATTGACGCAATGGGTAATATTACTTCTGCCACGATTCGCGTGTATGGTGTAGTTCCTTCTGGCTGTAGTTTTACTGTCGATGTATGTCGCAATGGTGGAACAACTTTTGGTGACGATAATGAGGACTTTATTGGCGGAGATTATGCATCGAGAGACTATTCCACTGGCGTAATTAGCGCGACGAGCGGTAATGGTGTAGAACAAATTCTCGTATACGACGACGTATACGGCAATTCTCACGACACCGGACTTAACGAGGTAAGCTATACTTACTGGGAAGGCACCACTAGCTTTAGTGGCAAAGCTGCCGGTAATAGTTTGGCATACAAGATTAACATGACGGGGAATGGTAGTACTACTGCCTATCTCGAATACGTTGTGATTGATGCAGTAACTGTTAGCGACACCGGCATTAACGCTGGTACGGTTGATGTCTACGACGGAGACCCCGCACTATCTACTAGTACTTTCTTTGAAGGAGACTTTGTTTCTAAGAATCGACTAGAAGCTCTCGGGGATTTACGACTCAGTACATTGAAAGACGATGTGCTAGAGCACTTCTGGAATGTGTGGATTGACATTGATGGTGATTTACATTTCAAGGAAACTCGGGGTTCAGTAATTGGTACTACGTTTTCTTTTGCCAACATGAATCTCGATGATTTAGATTATCAGTTCGACGACAATGATATCTGGCATAAATGTGTTGCATATGGCGCCGGTAGTGGTAAGTATCGAACTCGTATCGTTAGTAGTGCCGAATTTACCAATGGCGGGTTGAGTTCTGCTAGCACTAAGGCTACTTACGGAGACCTCGCGAAAGTGGGTAAGTATGAGGACGGAAATGCTAGCACTGCTAGTCAGTTACTGAGGAAGGCGCGAGCCGTCTTTAAGTTACATCAAACTCCGTTCGAGACTCTTTCCGTTAAAAAAGGTATTGTTATTACGGATAGTATTCCCTTTGATATTGGAGATACTATTACCGTTAATGTTCCCCAGTTAGGGATTAATAAGTCATTCCCGGTTGAGGATTTAGTTATTAGTGAATCTGGAGACGGGGGTGTGACCGTGGCTCCCGTCCTCGGAGAGCCCCTTGGTTCACTCGCCAACGCCATTGCTAGCATTGGGGGTAGTACGCAGAACATTCACGTTGTTAGACAGGCTAGCGGCTCCCAGACGGGTGCTACTGGGTCTGGTACGTATTTCACTAATCAGATTAATGGTGTGTATACTTTTGGACTGAGTGATACATACAATATCGATAAAGTATTCCTAAAGGCTATCACCGTTCCTTATGACATTACTTCTACGGGTGCCGGTGCTGCCGTAGCATTAGATGCTTCTGGTGCAAATGATACGTCAGAAACAGTTGCTACTAGTTCCAAATTTTATGAGCCGGGTTATTTTATTGATGCGGATACATTGCCCGAATCATGGTTCCTCGATGTACCCGCAGCAGTTAATGGCGACTTTGCGGGAGCAGTTGTATCTTTTACAATCGCTAACCACTCGGGCGCATCCCGCAACTATACTTACACCATTACTAATGATACGCAAGCAACTACATTAGAAACGGGGTCTACCGGCGGTATTGCGAATTTAGAGACTGAAGTATTCAATTTTAACTACGTATATCCCGATGTTGAAGAAGGAGACCGAGTAAGGATTACTCTTGGTGGTCCACTTATCGGTACGAGCATGGATTCTAGAGACAATTGGACGAATTGTCAAATGACTATTCAATCTTCATCTAGTCACTTTCACGAGGGGGGGACGCATGAGCATCCGCCTCGCTTTGGTATTTGGGCGTTTAATGGTGACGACGGAGACGGAGACATTAGTCCCGGCACGGGAACGCCCCCTGTCTTTGCGTCCAACATCAATATCTACGTAGACCCCGATGACGATATTACACCAAATGTCGGGTCACAATTACCTATAACATTCGGGGACCCCAGTCAATCTAGTGAAATGGATGAAATTGATATTACTGCATTTTTGAGCAGACAAGATAACGGTAAAATTGTAGATGGTATGCATAAAATCATCGTTAACAGTTCTACTGTTTCGGGGAATAATACGAGCGGTTTAGGTAAAGTACAGTTTGTTGTGTACGATAAAAGGAGGACTAGTGAATAATGGGTAATGGACTAAATGATACGTTAACTATTAACGGTATTACATACGGCGGATTAGATTCCAGGTATTCTCCTCGGATTCGAAATGCAGCAGACACTAATATGTGGGGTCACAGAATCCCAGTTAATGACGGTGCGGTTGACCATTTTGCAACACTGAATGGTGAGGGTTTCATCTATGATAAAGATGGTATTTTATACTACGCCAGAACTAAGGATAGTGATTACCAAGTTTATGATTTAACCGCCAGCGGGGGCGGGGGTGGTTCCAATACCCTCGACATCGATGCAGACATTGGTTCTGGAGAAATTGATTTATCTAGCGAGACGCTACTGGTGCAGGGGGGTACCGGCATTGACACCCAAATGTCGGGCAACACTTTAACTATTACTGCAACCGGGGGAGGTGGTGGCGGTTCCATGAATTCGTTCTTTATGAGAGACGACGGGACCCCCACTACTCTAGAAATCGACAATGCAAAATATGTCCAATTCCTCGGTGCATTCGATATCGACGTAAACTGGACAGATACCGACAATGGCACCACAGGAGACCCGTACAAGTTAACATTTAGCGGTGTCGGTTTGCTACCCAGAGATGGCGTTCGCCCCATGACGGGCACTTTAGACATGGATGGTAATGCTATCTCGGACATTCATTACTTACAAACCGAGGATAGAATTAGCGACTTGGTTGGAGTGGGCACTGGGGGTCGTTTATACACTATCGATTTAGACGGAAGGCTGCGATATGTACATAATACATATGATTCGGGCACACAGCAGTTAGTAGCGTTTGTGGATGAACTCATTACAGACCATGGAGCATTGGACGGATTAACCGATGACGACCACACGCAATACTTACTAGCCACTGGAACTAGAGCATTAACTGGCGACTTACAATTAGGCGATAACGATATCATCGATGTCGCAAGAATCTCTTCATCTACATCATTTACTGCTTCCGACGAATACATTGACTTTGCCGGACCCGGTAGTTACATGGTAATTAATGCCGGTAACAACACGGGTCTTAAGTTAATTCATAACAATGTAACACAACTTACGCTTGATACGGATTCAATCATTATTGCCCCTGATATTTTCCCAAGCACGAATAAAATCGAGATAGGTGCTAATACACTCGAATTAGTCGCGGCCAACACTAAGATTGATATGTTGGGTAATGATATCTTAAACACTGTTGACGGCGGCGGTTATTATCAAGTTAAGTTCGGTTCGACGGACGCCATTAAGTTTACTCATTCTATCACTACTACCACAGTGAGCACTGATTCGGCCGACATTAAGTATGAAGATGCTCAACACTTAATGTTTATCGAGCAGGGTGGCGACCCGACTAACGGGGCCGATACGGGGTATATGTACACTAAACAGGCTGGTAGTGGGTACACTGAACTCTATTACATGAATAGTAATGGAGATTCATTCCAGCTTACACCAAATACTACTTCGACCGGAATTAACATCGAAGACAATAACAGTCTTGAAACTGGATTGTTTAGTACATTGGATTTCACTTCTAGTACTGGCGTAGTTATGCAGGTTAACCCTTCGGGGTCTGAAGCAGTTGTTCTCGCTAGTCTGGACCTCACACACAGTCGTAATAAAGACCACGATGCACTTCACGTGTATTCTGGAGCAGGATTAACTAATGGTGGTAATGAAACTATAAACGCAGATATTACTCTTAACGTAGGTGCAGGTGAGGGTATTGTTGTAAATGCAGACGATGTTGCTCTTGACCCGGATATAGCGGGAAATGCGCTTATTTACACTGCAGGGACTTTGGATGTTAACCCCGATACAACTACCATTGAGATAAATGGTAATGCGTTAAGAGTTAAGGATTTAGGCATTTCTACAGCTAAACTTGCCGACGTTTCCGTGACAACCGGTAAACTGGCGAATTTAGCAGTTAACGAAAGTAAGATTGCGGGTGGTGCAGTTACTGGCATTAAGATTGCAACTAACACTATTACTGCTAATAATATTGCCACAAACGCGGTCGGCGCATCAGAATTAGCAGACAATGCTGTAGATACTAATGCAATCGTTGATGTTGCAGTAACTAGCGGTAAACTCGCTAACGGCTCGGTGCTGAATACTAAACTAAGTGACATGGCTACCTCTACCCTAAAGGGTAGAGTTACTGCCGGTACTGGGGACCCTGAAGATTTAACTGGCACACAAGCAACTACACTCCTCGACACGTTTACTAGTTCTTTAAAAGGTCTTGTACCCGGGTCTGGTGGCGGTACTACTAATTTCCTACGAGCAGATGGTTCTTGGGCGGCTCCTTCCGGTGGCGGTGGCGGCGGTACGATGGATGACTGGGTGGTACAAGACTCTGGTGCAGACACTCGAACAATTGGCGATGGCGCAACTCTTATCTTTACCGGCACTGGCGATGGAAACACTGTAACCACAGACTTAACTGGTGCAGGACCATTCACTCTCACCGTTGACGTAGACAACACGGATAAGGGTTCTTCCCAGAACATTTTCAAAACCATTGACCCTTCTTCGGGAACCAATATTACTGCGTCGAGTAACTCCGACACGGTGTTCATTAACGGTAGTGGTGGTATCACTGTTACCGGTTCTGGCAGTACACTCACCATTGATGGTACTGGTGCTGGCGGCGGTGCAGACAACTTGGGTAATCACACTGCTACTCAAGAACTCAACATGGCCACTTACAACATTTATTTCTCCGACGACACAGGTGTTAAGTACATTAGTGATGGCTCCACTGGAACACCGCTAGGTACAGACAACTATATTAAGTTCGATAAAGGGGCTTCCGACCACATACGGATTAACGGGGACGGTTACATTACTTTCTCTGCCGGTGGTAATAGTGTAATGAATCTAGATGCTAATGCGTTAACACTTTTGAATGGACTATATGTTAACTTGAATAGTGGAACCTTGTATAACACAGGATACATAACTAATAAAGTTCCGGCTCTTACCCCTGGTAACAGTGATGAATACATCCAGTTCTCGGGCAACGACATCAAATACAACGCTTCCGGTAGTCATCTTTTCTATGACACTGGTACATTAATGTTACATTTACAGGATAACTCTGGTGTCACTGAACAAATTACAACGAAGAATCGTGAAGCTGCTCTTGACTGGTGGGAGATTCAAATTAAGGCTTCTACAGCGTTCCGGTGTGAAACTACCGGTACTGCACCAGAAATTTCTTTCTTTGGTGTTACACCTGTGGCTAAACAGGCCGCCATTAGCGACCCGAGTGGCGGGGTGACTATTGATTCTCAAGCCAGAACTGCAATCAATGCAATTATTGACGCATTGCAAGCATACGGATTACTTGCATGATAAATAGTTTAACATATAATATTGAAGAAGGTAATACTTCTTCCGTCAACAATGTTGACGGCTATTTTTCGGAGGAACAAATATGACTAAAGAAAAGCTTTTACAAGATTTTGCCCAAGAATTGATTACGATTATCAATGCGTCCCACAGAGACATGAATGTTCAGTATGAACTACTCATGCGCCGTCTGAAAGACTTGGACGAAGAATCTGAGCCCGAAGAGGCTGCTGCTAAAGTTACTAAACCAAAAACTACTAAGTGAGTGAGTATTCGTGACGGACTTCTTTATTGAATCTTTGCAAATTAATGACGCCAACGTCGGCGTCGTAATTACTGAGACATCTCAGGTGCAATCATTCGTTAACAGTTCGACCACGAGAAATAGACAGACCAGACAAGTAGTCCATCCGCTGGGTATGGAAGCTCCAAGCGTGAGTATTAAATTCACTTTGTATGCAGATTCATACGCCAACTTAGTATCTAAGGATAACGACATGGAGACTGTACTGTTAACTCAGGTATCGTCTGGTATTCCATTGCGAGTAAGAACTAGTGACGTTCCAATTTACTTATCTCATAAAGATATCTTCCTCGTTCTGGAGTCTCCTTCATTTATGAGTAAAAGTGACTTTGGGGGTCACGCGGTTGAATACACTTTAACGGGTAAACTTCACGGTATCAGTAATGTTGATGGCGGAGATATTGACCCGTTAGACCCGTGGGCGTAATACATGGTTGACGTTTACTTTAATGATTTACAATTGAATGCTGCTGGCATAGAATGTAATATCCCCGATGTTAAGCGTAGTAAATCATTTAGTAATCGTTCACACGTATTTGTAGACAGTAGTAATTACAGAACATATCCCATTAGCGCTGAGTCTACAAGTATTGACTTAGAAATTGTTCTACGAACTACTAGTGGTGTATGGACTGATTTACTCGACATGGAGAAATTAATTTTCGATGAATGTACGCGTCAAGCGTCAGAGAAAATTCCTATTCGTATTAGAACTACAACTAATACGTATTTAAATAAGAATGACTATTTTGTCTTCTTAGAAGACGTTAATTACCGACGCGTCGGTACTGACGGCGTACACCATTTAGTTATTAAACTGAATGGTTTAGTTTACGGTATCAGCACCGCCAACGGCGGTACAATTGACCCGACGAATCCTTGGAATGAAGTTGCACCGACACCGGCTTTCGGTATCGGCACTAACATTATTGGTTCCACACTCATAGGCGGAGATTAAAATGGCATATCCCACCACTATTGCATCGTTTTCCCAAACGGAATTTAAGAAAGCCAGTAACCTAGCATCTAGCACTGCCGCTGCTAACTACAGTAGTAGCGCAACTGCTATTGCGGTAAATAACGCTTCAAACCTTACGGTTTGGCCGAGTGATAACTTTGTTATTTATAACCAAGATACTGATGAATTAATTTTCTGCTCTAGTCGGTCTGGTAATAACTTAACTGTTGTTCGTAACCATGGTGGCAATGGTGCCGCCGCAATTACATCTGGCGATACGTTAAGTGTGGTTTGGGATGCCGCTACTTATGAGCACATGTGTAATGAAATCATTAACATTGAAACTGCTCTGGGAACCAATTTCGATGCAACCGATTTCTTTGATAAAACCGTCGATGATACCGACGATATTACCGAGAGTGCCACTCGGTTATTCTTTACTACCGCAGAGCAAGCTAAATTAGCTGGCATTGAAGCCGGTGCGACCGCCGACCAGACGGCGGCAGACATTAGGGGATTGGGATTCTTCGATGTAACGAACGACGGCACGGGTAGTGGCTTAGATGCCGATACAGTCGATGGCATTGAGGCTGCAGCATTCCTTCGTTCCGATACGGCGGATAATGCGGCAGGAATCATTACTTTCGATAACGGTTTAAAAACAGATACTATCAGTGAAGATACTCCCGACACGGGAGTTACGATTGACGGCTTACTCATTAAAGATGGAGAAGCGGATTTATCGACGGTTGCTAAGCAACTTAAGAGTGCAACTACAGATGTGGACATTAGCGCTTCTGCCGCACCGACGGTTGGTCAAGTTTTAACTGCAATCAATAGTACTAGTGCTAGTTGGCAAACTTTCGGAGCCACTAGTCAGAGTGTTACACCTAATAGTCAGACTGGTACTACATACACTGTTGTCAACGATGACAACGGTAAATTAATCTCGTTTAATAATGCGTCTGACATTGCGGTCACATTGCCCGACGCTGCAGGTACGGGATTCGATAACGGATGGTATGCTTTCGTTCAAAATACTGGCGTGGGAACTGTAACTATTACTCCTACGACTAGCACCATTGATGGTGCGGCAACGCTAGTATTAACTACCGACCAAGGTGCATTGATTGCATCGGACGGGACTAATTACTTTAGTGAAAGGGGAACTGGTGGTCTAGACATTGATGGTTTAGACCTGGATGCTTCTCCCGGTTCCGACGACTTCATTGTATTTTACGATACTACAGAGGGAGTTAATAATAAAGCTGCTCCCGGAGATATTTCGCCACTAATTGACCACGATGTCACTACGAACTTTGTAGCAGACGAACACATTGCTCACAGTGGCGTGGATATTACTGCCGGTGCAGGATTAACTGGTGGCGGTGACATTACTGCTACGCGCACTCTTGATGTGGGAGCCGGAACTGGTATTACAGTTAATGCCAATGATGTAGCCGTAGACCAATCGTTTAGTCCAACTTGGACTGGAACTCACGACTTTACGGGCGCAACGATTACTGTCCCAACTCCTACCGCATCTTCACAGGCTACTACTAAAGATTACGTAGACGGTTTAGTCGAAGGTCTCAAGGGTAAGGGTCTTGTCGTTGCAGTTAGCGATTCAAACATTGCTTCATTAAGTGGTACAACTACTATTGATTCTGTTTCTGTCGTCGCCGAAGATGTTGTTTTATTGACTGGTCAAACTACGGCTAGCGAGAATGGTTCTTGGGTTGTTAAGGCTGGCGCTTGGGTTAGACCCGATAACTTTGATGTGGGGGTGAGTGCTTCTACTGCATTCTGGCTGTGTGACGAGGGTACTAATTACGCAGATACTCGCTGGTGGTGTACTAACAATGTCGGTAGCGATGTTGTTGATACCGATAACTTAACGATTGTTCGATTTAGTGGTGCTGCCGAGATTACTGCGGGTTCGGGGTTAAGTAAGAGCGGTAACACTGTTGACTTGGATTTCCCCGGCTTAACTGCTGAAACTACTCCCGTCACGGGGGATTTACTCGCAATTTATGATACCGTGGGGACGGCGCATAAGAAACTCGACTGGGAGGACGCCACCACTCCTGCGGTTCCCGCCGAAGAGACTGGTGCTTTCACAATTGGCGACGCTGAACATAACAGTGTCATTCGCGCTTCTGGTACATTTACAATCACATTAGACCATTCCGCAGGGAGCGACCCACCCAGGACGGGTTTCAACTGTGTCATCATTAACACGGGCACTGGTACCCTAACGTTCTCTTCTACTGATACCATTAACAGTGTGGATGCGGCTGTGACTCACTTGACGCAGTACGGCCAAATCGGTGCCTTCTACGATGGTGCTGAATGGTACATTAGCGGCCAATTGGAGTAATCATTATGGTTGGCGTTCTCGGTGGCACGATGCTCGTGTATTTCGCGCAATTGTCGCGCACGTTTGGCGTGTTCGCTCCGCAGGGTATGCGCGTGGAAACCACTTTGTCGCCGTTCGACCATTCTGGTAATGGTTATGATTTGACGGTGACGGGCGCGACGGCTCGTTCGACTTCGGACTCGGAGATTCTGGCGCGGTGGGGCCGAGGATACGACTTCGATGGGGCAAGTGACTATCTTCGCTCAACGAATTCCGCACTACAAATCACGGGCGACTTCTCTGCCACTTGTGTATTTCATGCAGATAGCGTATCTGCCAAACAAACAATATTCGGTTACTTGGGGGATTCGTCAGCAGAAACGGAAGCGACGAATATCCTATACCGCCTGACTATTGAATCGGATGGGACGATTGACTACCTACACGAATACAGCACGGGAAGCAACGAAATCTTGTCGTCAACGGAGACCATTTCGACAGGCATCCACGAACTAACTATCACGAGGGATGTTTCCACCAACACTGTTGTAGTATATGTCGATGGCGTGGAATTCATCAATGATACGTACACGAATGACCCCACGGGAGGGACGGATACGACTGATGGGTTTTTGATTGGTTCCAGCGATGTTGGCTCCACTGAAAACTTGAATGGTGCAGTATATGAACTCCGCATCTGGGATTCACTCGTTGACCAAGAACTCCTTGACCAAATCGTGGACCCCGACGACCTTACATATCGGAATACACCAGAAGGCAATGAACTAGCGTGTTGGTTCATGGAGAAACCAGTCGATTCCTTTGTTGATTTATCTGGCAACAATAATCATTTAACAGAGACGGGCACGATTGATACGCGCTTCGGTCCAGAACAAAAGTTTGGCGGCGGTGTTGGTGGATTCACGACGAGTGATTACCTCTCAGTCGCGTCTGGTCAGGTCGCCGACATTGAGGGAGATTTAACAGTTGCCGTTAGGGGTCGATGGGGGGACTTGTCAGCAAGTGAAGTATTGTTTGACGCCTCCGAGACTGGGTTCGGAACTAGCGCATACATGATTCAGGCGCTAACGGACGGTACTATCAGATTTGAGCAAGCAAGTTCTAGTAATTCTGTTAATACATACGACTCTTCTTCTGGGGTAGCCAGCGCAGGCGATGAATTCTTCATGAAAATTAGGCGCGACGCGGGAGCCTCGTTGATTGTTGAATACAACGGCACTGAAGTAATCAATACGACGCCTGCTACGGTGTTTAGCAACACTTTTACGAGCCTGTGGCTTGGAGTTAATCGTACATCTTCTAGTTACGACAGGCCGTTAGGTGGTGCGATTTACGCTCTCGCAGTTTGGGACAAACTCGCCGACGAATCGTTAGTCAACAAGTGGCTGAATGCCTCGACCCCTGACTATCGCCGCGCCGCCCCCGACAATCCCATTGCTCACTATGAATTTAACAGGTTGGAACCGACTATTGATTCATCCGAGAACGGCTTTGACCTCACGGAAGTGAGTGGGCCATTCACTGCCGTCTACAAGAACGGTTTAGCGGTCGCTCCAATCGATTACAGTGGTAACGGTTACAATTTAACAGTTACTGGCGCTACTGACCGTGGTTCGCCTGACGGTCGATGGGGTAAAGGATACAACTTCGATGGTACGAATGACGAACTCGAAACCACGACTGGTGGTATCGATTTCATGGATGATTTGTCTCTAACCATTACATTTGTTCAAGATACAGATGCTGGAACATCCACAAACACTCACTCTATTATCGGTAATCATACCAGTGGTGGTGCGGACCTTGGATTCCTCCTTCGCGTTGAATCGGATTCTGGACAGAAACTGAAATTCTACCAAGAAACCAATGGAACTGGACAGGACAGTTGGGACGTTGGTACAGTAGTTAATGGTACGATACACACTGTGACGGTTCGACGCAGTGATTCTGCCAAGACTCTAGTCATTTACTTTGACGGTGTCAAAACGGTCGATACGACTTACACGGACATTCAGGACGATGCCGTCACTCGTGAGATTTATCTGGGTCACTCCCCGTCTGGTTCCAGTCGATTTTTGGATGGTGCAATCTATGAGTGTCGTGTCTGGGACTCACTCGTCTCGCAAGCCACTCTAGATGCAATCGTTGACCCCAACGACGACACTTACAAATTCACACCCGAAGGGACAGAGGTTGCTTGCTGGTTCATGCAGAAAGACCTAAAGGGTTTCGCGGAGGGGCAGACTTTGGATGGCTCGGCGGATTACTGGGACGTACCGAACGATGCGTCCTTGGCGCACACAGGTGACCAAACAATTTTACTTCGTGCAAGTCTTGACTCACTTACTTCTGGGTCGGGTGCGCTGTTCTCACTCGGTGAGTCGGCAGGGGCAGATGCCAACGACGTAAACATGGACTTGGTTTTCAGCACCGCGACGGATGAATACATTTTCCAAGTTGGGAATGGCACTACTCGGGATGACATTGTCGTCCCGGCTACGGCAGGGGAACATACATTCGTTTGTATTCGGGATGTGACCAATAATACGATTAAGTTACGAATTGACGGTTCTGAAACCACTGAAACTTTGACCGTTATCCCGACTACAACATCCCCGCGCTTCAGGATAGGGTCTAGACCGTTTGCGGCGGCAAGTGTATTCTGGGATGGGGTCTTTCACGACCTTCGCATCCTCAACCGCGTCCCAACCGCCGATGAAATCACCGCTTACGAGAACGGTGAAATTGACAACTTGAATCCATTTGGGGATGAAGTCGCGGCGTGGGGCTTTGGAACTCCCTCTACACAAAAGGTACGCAAAAACAGCACGACTGATTACACTCACAGCGGCCACGATTTGACGGAAGTCAGTGGTCCGTTTACCCCTGTTTATGCCACGGGTTACGCATTGACGCCGAATGATTTCTCTGGTAATGGTCACCACTTGACCGTGACTGGGGCGACTCAGCGGCCCGGTGTTGATGACCGTTGGGGGTTGGCTTACGACTTTGATGGAACAAATGATGATTTGAATTCGTCCAACTCCAACTTGAACATTACTGGGGACTTATGCATCACTTGGGTCGGAACGATTGACACGCTAGAGTCTGGTAATCAGTTAATCGGCTGGTCCGATGCAGGGGAGACAGAAGCGACGAATGTCACATACCTGATTCAAAATGCATCTAACCAGTGGAGATATGTTCACGAATATAGTGCAGGTTCTAATGAACTTGTTGACACGGGAACCGTTACGACGGGTTTGCATCGGATAACGCTGAGACGAGACGATTCCACTAAGAATGTTACCATGAAAGTCGATGGGGTGACTGTCATAGACTTCGATTATACCAATTCACCCACGGGCGGTACGACAGGGGCGTTCTCGATTGCTCACCAGTTAGACGGTGGCAATACCTATATGGATGGGTCTGTTTACGAATGTCGCATCTGGGACAGCCTCGTCTCCCAAGCCACGCTGGACGCCATCGTTGACCCAAACGACACTACATACAAAGGAGTCGCCGAAGGCACCGAAGTAGGTTACTGGTCCATGAATAAGGACTTGACAGGATTCGGGCACGGGCAGGAATTGGATGGTAGCGCGGATTACTATACCGTGTCTAACGATGCGGATTTCGCTACGTCTGGCGACATGACTGTGATGACTCGCTACAAGAACGACTCGGTCGATTTTAGTAGTGGTGCTGATTTCATATTCAGTATATGTGAATCTGGAGGAACGTTGCTTGAAGATGCCGCGCTTGCGCTTTATTATTCTAGCGCAGACGACCATCTTCGTGCCTCGACGGGCAACGGTACGACTGTAGTAATAGCAGACTCCAATATCACTACGACAGCGTCAGAACATACAGTGATTGTAATCAGAGATAAGAGTGATGCTGATGAATTGAAGCTGAGACTGGATGGTTCAGAAGTCGATAATTCAGATATTTCTTCCATTACACCGACCACGTCGAGTATTGAGTTTAATATCGGACAAAGAGTCTACGATGGTGGCGGGAATTATTTCAACGGTAGATTATATGATATCATCGTCCTAGACCGCTTACCAACCGCCGACGAGATTGCAGACTACGAAGCGGGAACCTTGACTGCGGCTAACCCGCCAAGTGATGCCCTCGCCGCGTATGCGTTCGGGGACCCATTATTCGTAGACGAGGAATCATAATGAACGCACCAATACCACACCCAATACCAGATAACGAATGGATAGAGCACTTAACTTCCCGTGGCAAGTCAAAAAACGTCATGGCATACACATGGGGCAATGATGATGGCTCCCCTAATGGGGAAGACCATATTGTTCTCAAGGAGTCTGATTTCAAAGCTGTTCTTGCGGGTAATCCATCAAGGGCCATTAAGCGACGAATCGTCCATGAATTGGGTCACAACTTCGATAAGGACCGGAACAGCTTCGACCGTGTATACGACCATCCACATATTGATACGGAGGGATTGTGGGCTGCGATTAAGGACGCTGTATTAGTGAAGAAGTTTGGTACGATGTCCGCCATTGAGCAACTTCAATGGTTTGCTAAACCTAAGCACATTTGGGCTATATATGATGATGTTGTAACTGAATGGCGCAATTACACTTATTAGGAGTTATTTATGATTAAGAAAATTTTGTTAGCCATTTTTATTTTAATGCTTGCCGTTTTGGGTATGCCGTTCGGTGTGGGTCAGTATGACCCGGCGGACCCTAGTACTGGTAGTAGTGATTACGACCATGATATGTTGACGGCTGCCGAGGAGTACCAAATCTCCACGGACCCCCGCATCTTCGACACCGACGGTGACGGGATGTACGACGGCTGGGAAGCGTTCTTTGATGTTGGTCCCGCTCTTTATAATCCTGAAGCCGACCCCGACATGGATGGGTGTAGTAATCTACTCGAATTCGAGATGGCTACGCATCCACGTAAGGCAGACACCGACGGCGATGGCTTGAGCGACTGCAACGACAGTGACCCCTTGTTCAACCCCTACGAGGGTGGAGCGGCTGGCGGCGACTTCGTAGGCGACCGTGGCCCCAGTGGCACTCCTGAAGAAGGCGGCGGTACTGGCGGCGAATCTGGTTCCAGCGAAGGTGAATCCGGTGAAGGCCAGGGTGGTGAAGGCCAGGGCGAAGGCGGTAATGGCGAAGGTCAAGGTCAGGGTAATGGTGGAGAAGGCAATGGTGATGGGGGAGAAGGTCAACCCGGCGAGGGTGGCGAAGGTGAAGCTACTCCCGGTGAAGGTTCCGGCAACGGAAATGGTGGCGGAGATGGCGGACCAAGTGGTCCAGTGTCTCCACCCATCGGAAGTCCATAAACGCTTTCTAAGCGCATTTCTCGGGCCAAGTGGACCCGATGTACCTCTACCCCCATCAATCGCTCTTAGAAACCGTTCTAGGGGCCTTAGAATTGATTCTGGCACAATAGTTGTGCCCCAGTTTCGGCTGTAAACCGATTTAGGGCGGAATTGGCCGCCACATTCACACTCAGGCCCAAGGGAGGAGTTCCTCCGCACTCCCTTGGGTCCCCAGTGTGCGCGCCCCTAGTATACTATACACTATACTACGTATAGTATTACTTCATAAGTTTCCTTGCTTTAGTTACTAGTCGAGGAGTAATTACTCTTATCAACCTATCATAATGATACCTTGATATGGTTCCTTGTTCTAATTGTTTATCTAATGCAGGTAAATAACTCTTACTTAACCACTTAATGATTTCTTTTTCTCGTTCAACGCTAAGTTTCTTATGAGTAATTACTTCTCCCTCCGTAGGAGACTGGTTAGTATTACTCTTGTTTACTGTTTTCTTTGGCATTTCTAATATTCCTCACGTGTTTGAGTAGTAATTCTTTCTTACGGGCGGCACTATAATTATAGTGCGGGTAATTTAATTCATGGTTTCCCTTACAGTATCCCTTTGCTTGGAGGGTTTCACAGGATGGTGCCCATAATTTCTTTTTAAGCATGTTGCTTAATTGCATGTGGCTGATTTTGTAGTCGAACTTTTCTGGGCCGCGAATTTGCCGGAATATTTCTAACATATCTTTAAGGTCGTACTCGCAACGCATTAATTCGAGGGCAATGTATGTGCTTTCTTCAAAGTTTGGATTGCTCTTCGTCATCATGTCTAGGATACAGGCACGGATTGGTTTGTGTCCGTAAGCTGTATTGGTGAGTTTGCGGAGCAATTGGTCTTTAATGGTTCGCTCTTGATAGTATTCTGTATCGACGCGGCGCAGCCTTTTATCTCGCAAGTGTTTGAGTACTGCTGGGATAATGTAATCGAAGTAACTACTTGGTTCTGGAGTGTTGTTTAACTTTCTCTTCTTCTTGGCGAGATGCATGACTGCTTCTGGCGTGTAATTGTATGCTTCCTCAATTGTGAGTGGGATGCAGTACAGGCCGCTCTTGTGGTTAATGGTGTTGGGGATGCGGCGCATTTGGGCGAAGCCATTGTTTGCTTGCATGTCGAAATCGACGCCGGATAGTTTAGCCATTTGGCGAATAATGTATTGGATAACATTTTTATCCTTCATTACGTCGAAGTCGCGGCTCAACTTGATTAAAATGTGATAGCCACTGCGACCGCTGAAAAAGATTTGTAAATTGATTTGCTTATCGGGCGTGGATTCTTTATTGCACCAATCAATGAAGTGGCGCAATTGATGCCAAGTCTTAGTATTTAACAGTTCGTGTCCCTCGCTGTCAATTTCGAGGAAGAACTTATCCATTCTGGCAGTATCATAAATGGGTGCCCCCTGTACATTGAGTTCAGTAAACTTGTACACACTCATGTACAGGGAGTCGGTGGGGTTGGCTTTGACGAATGACTGGATATCCTTTAAGTATTGTGCATCACGAACAACTCTGATACAACCTTGTCCGTTAACGCTTTTTCCTAATTCAAAATATTCAGTCATTTTATCTCACTTGTATGGTTTCAAACCATTGACTAAGTGTGTAACATAGAATGTTACTTTCCTAGTCTTCCATGCTCGACGATTCTTTAAATAATTACCGTCGTCATCTGTTACGTACTGTAAGTAGTACCCTACTAAACCATTAGTATCACTACCGATATGGAGCCATACGTCACATATATCTTCGATATAGTTACCTCCGTCGTCTAAGACGATGAATGATTCCGTACTACTCCCTACCTGTAGTGATACCGGTACTCTGGACATTTACACCAGTTTATTTAGCATTGCATTCACAACTGGTTCGTACTCGATGTACTTGCCGAAGTCGTGGATGAATACGTTATCGATACCGCTCTCCTTGATGTGGTCTTCTAGGAAGCGTGGTTCCCCATTCCAGTCAATGTTATGACTGCTTAGTTTGTTTTGGGGGTCGTCCACCGCTTTAATACCAATGTCGTAGTGGTACGATACTTTCTTTCCTTTACGGATTCCTACGGTTAATCGTAAGTTGCTTTTAATGTGTCCGAACTGTTCCATGTATTTATTTTGATTTACCATTATAATCTCTCCTCTACGATGTCGATGACATCCTTAATTGCGTCATTGTAACCCAGTACATATAATGGGTCGCCTAATGAACTATGTTCTCTCTTCATTGAATGTAGAAACTTGATAATACTTTGCTTATTCATCGATTAACTCCAATACTAAATTGTATACATCCCTAAAGTTGTATACTCTATGCAAGTTTGCGCCCAGTTCTAAGTCTACATTGTATGGCTGATGATAAATCGCTAATCTGCGTCCATCGTTATTCCAGTCAGTCATTCTGTATGCTTGCGGACTGTCGTCGATTAATAAATCAAACCAGTGGTCGCGCTTATCCTCAATAGAGTTAGTACAAATAATTGGTAATTCTAAACCAAATTCACTCAACCAGTAATGAATATTTTCTTGCATCCATTCCGGGTTACTAGTTAAAATGAATAACTCGTGACCCTCCTCGATGAGTTTATTAATCCATACCCAACAATTACTATCCATTGGGGATGCATACTTAATTGCTTTGCGACGGAAAATGTTAAAGAGCAATTCTTTTTCCCATGGTTCAACGTTCCATTTATCTTCAAGTGACCAATCTGTTAAGTCACTAATCTTAGGGATGGGACGCTTCTCGGGGAATAATCCGGCATATAAATTATGCCATACTTGTAGTGAATCGCATAGGGTGTTATCGAAAGTCAATTGCAATTTTCATGCAGAATCCTCCTGAGAACACTTCCATTCTCCATTAATAATGGCACATTCTACGAATAGTAAGTTTGCCTTACACATTGGGCACCATTTACTCATTGTTCTTTACTCCATTTACTCATGCACTTATACGAACACATGTGATATCGGTCCGACATACCCATACCAATATATTCAGGGGTAATGGTGTACAATGCTGAATCGAAATACTTCTTACATCCATCGCATTGATACTTCTTCGTCACACTACCCTCGCTAGCAGTACCGTCGCAGCAATAAGGGCTGCAATAGTACGAACCACTTCCATGTATAGGCGCGGTTTACTTTGTTTATTGAACGACATGTTCATGTTTACTACGTTATGTTCTTCAGTCATTTATAATCTCTCCGCATATTTAAGTAATTCTTCCTCGATTTGATTATCGGTAAGAAGTGTAAGTAAGACATCGAACTCTCCCATGTAATCCAAGTTGCGAGCCTTTTGTCCTAAACCGAACGCAATGAGTTTACCGAAACTTAAGTCGGGCCTCTTGCGTTGAATGCTGGCAATGGTGTTAAGAAGAGTCATTTGGGATTCCTCCCGAAATTCTAACTACTATATTATTATTACTTGGAACTTGTCTCTCTAAATACCAAATAGCTTTCCTGATATCTTCCTCGAAGTTACCCTTGTGTTCTGCTCTTGCAATATACTTTAATGCATTACCAAGGCAGAAGTTAAGATTCCAATCTTCGATTACATCGATGACTTCAAACTTGCCCGTATTATAGTGAGCCGGGTGGTTAACGTTTTCTTCACTCATTGCACCACTTCTAACTCAGGACTTGATTCCAAGATGTGAGTAAGAATCTCCATCGCAACAATAGCTTGATGCTTAGCATCGTCCAAGCCATTGTGATGCGTTCCTTCACGAGTAATACTCTTCTCGATAGATGGGTACAAGTTCTTCAGTGTACGGTAGCACCGTTCCTGATAGAATCTCCATGGTGTAGGAGTATTCGTACCGGTTGCGGCACTAACTAATTTATATGAATGATTTAGGATAGCACAATCGAATGTCGGAGCATTACCCCATACATGCTTGATGCCTTTACCCAGACAGAACTTTCTAAACTCAAGCATTGCATCGGTAAAGTCTTCTTTACCTTTCAATTCTTCTTGCGCTTCCGTAGACTGATTTATCCACCACAATACCGTATCGGCACCAACAGTTGCTCCGGCGGCTTGAGCCGACCGAGGATTGATTCGCACATGGAATTCATCCGTAACACCGTCTTTCAGGTTGAATACGACAGCACCAATTGCAGTAACTACTGCGGTGCTAACATTATCCATAGTTTCAATATCAATCATTAAATGATTATCGTTATACATTTTTATTCCTCACTCTTAATATGTTCTATCACCATAAATACACCTTTTACAAGTCTTCATTTCCCGAGATTTTCGAGAGTGTTCTAAATCGAAGTGGGGAATAGGCTTCTTACATTCGACGCAAATAATTTCAGCCACGGTAATCCATTGCCTCCTGTACGAAGTGTCTGAGCATTTCACAATTATTCATAATTGCGTCAACATCTTCTTCTCGAATTTGAGGTATACACGCCATCATGTGGATTCGCGTTTCAATATCTTTGATAAATTGTTCTGGGTTCATACTATAACCTCGTGAAATTCCTTACCATACTTACTTAGGCTCTCTTTGTATTTAGAATGTTCTTCCTCATTCGTAGACAGAATGATTGCATTAGTACATTCGTGTACAACTTTAGCCCTCATGGCGTCATGTTTTCGGTCGCCCCACAAAGACTCAATGGGCCAGTAAGGAATAGTTCTTAAACTATTCTTATTACAATAGTTAATGACAGTAACCATCTGTACGTCTTTATTGAACATCACTGTTCGGGTTTTAGAAAAAGGGGGAAGAGAAAAAACAGTAGTCAAGGATGGGATAATCTTTAAACTGTTAATCGTAGGACTAATAACCAGGAGTGTCTTCAAATTCATACCCCAAGTATTGTCGTAGCTCCTCATAAATTTTCATGATTACGCTACCAATAACTTCAATTTCGAATTGGTCCTTAGATTCCGCTTTCAAAACGATATCCTTCTTGTCAAGAATCATTTCAAGGCGCGGCAGTGTTCTAGATTGATTTTCAGATTTGTGGTAAATAATTGTACTCATTTTAAAATAGTCCCCATTTTTCGAGACTATCCTGGTTAGGATTCCTAGTCATGTAAATGAATTCATTATCACTAATCACTTCGCACAGATTCATTCTTTCCAATGCATCCATAACGATACCAAGATAATACTTTTTGTCAAGATTCTTAAGTGCAGATTCGCTGGGAATATCGTACCCGTCAAACGTTTTAATGTAATCCAGAGTCATTCCCGACTTTAACTTTGCACCCGTCTTGTCGCTAACCATTCTAGCAACACTCGGAACGAGTGAGTTAGGGTTGGCGTACTTATGTAATGGTTGACCAATACGAACGGTCATAATGTAATCTTCTACATCGTACCCTTCGAGGTCAATCATTTCCCTCGCTACTTGTCTGGCGGCATCCTCGCCTTCTTTAAGGAACACTGGTGCCACCCTATCAATAATCTTGTTAAAAATAGAAGTGTACTTGGTTCCCTTAAAGGCGCCACCTTTCTTTACTAACGCACCATCTTCGTTAAAGAAGAGGTATGTTTTAGGTTGCTTAAAGAACGCATTCCCGAGTTCTTCGCGCTCCCATTTAATCATTGGTTTTGCCTTCAATACTTCCGGCATCCATACTTCAAAGTGAGCATTTAGTTCGGCCAATGGTTTCGCCAAATGCGGCTCATACTTCATGGAATCCGTATCAACGAATAGTACAATATCTTCTCCCATGAACTTCATGCCTTCCGTCAGCACCATGCGTCCACTTAATGCAGTCATTACTGCCACACCAAGTTCTCCGAATGGTGAAAACTTCTCACCGCCCAATCCATAAGCACTGTTCAATACAACTTTGAGTGCATACGCAATGCCGAATAATGCAAGACTATGTTCAACTTTAGCTCGGTGTTTAACTTCCAAGCGTTCAACTAAGTACTCTTCAATTTTATCGGCAACAGGTGAACGACCAACAACTTCAATAACCCAAGTCCATTTACGAACATCGTCGGGCATATAATAAGTTTTAGTGTCGCCGTTAACTTCAACTTTGAATTCTTGTGCAGGTCGGCCACCTTTATAAACAATACTTTTCTCACCTTTATTATTCACTCGGTCAACGAATTCAACATCAACGAATGGAATAGTATCGACGATTTGAGTATTGTCAGGACCAATGCCCAGTGCCGCCATTAAAGTTGGATACAATGACCCAACGTCGTCTTCAATTGCGGCCTCGTATCGACCCGGCTTAAAGCAATCACTAATGGCACCCTGGAAGGGGCCACGGTTTTTACGCTCATTAGTTCTCAAGTCGAAGTATTCAGTCCCTTCAAGGTCTGCATAGTAATTCTCGTAACGAGTAATATTATTACTGTCGGCAATAATGTTATTCGATTCAAGAATACCAGCAAGAAGAATCTTAAACGCATACGTTGTACTGAGCGGAACAACACGATGGAGCGGAGCCCCAACGAAGTTAGCCACCGAAACACTGTTAGCAATGTAATGGTTGAATAACTTCCACGTTAATGTAACGTCACTGTTATTGTATGCCTTTAGTTTCTCAGGTTCTTCCAGAAGCCATGCAGTGCCCTTACGAGCGATATCTTCCTCTACAATGAGGTCTATCCCCAAGTCGTCTTTAAAATGCTCTGAGACGGCCTTTAAACCGCGCTTCTGACCATTTAATGACTGGTCGGTGAGAGTGTAATGGAACACATCGAACATGATGCGCCCATCAACACTACACCCTTGCAAGTCCATGGGGCCAATCTGTTTATCGTAATAGAATGGCTCTCGACTTAAATCCTTAGACCAAATCTCAGCGGGGACACCGAACTCATCGAACTTATAATCCATTACTTTATTATCGTACTGGATATGATTAAAGCCCACAATGATTTTGGGGTCCCTGTTGTAAATTTCACTCGCGAAATTTTTAACCACGAACGCTTCATCCTTATCGACAACATTGTTGTGTTGAACGTCTTCATCATTAAATGCATGACTGACACTGATAACAGGATTACTAGCCGGAGGGAACCCGTCCCATGGCTCTGTATACTGTTCAATATCATAAGTCAAGATTGTAGTATCTCTTGATGGATACTGTTTAAAGAAATCTGGACAATTCATTACAACCATATCAATGAAGTTAAGTAACGGTTGAGTCCACTTATCAGGATTACCCGATTTGAATTCATCCATTTCTTGTAACGTATTAAACTCCACTCTGTAAATAACAGAGTGTTTACGAGTACTTAATAGTTTACCAAGAAACTGTGTATATACTTGTCCTTCAAGGATAGACTTGTCTGTAACGAATAAGTATGGTTTAATGGGAGCTTCGACTAAGTAGTCTTCTTGTTCCGTATAGATTTTCAGAAATTGTTTCCCGTCCTTAGTGACTGGTTTTGCTTGAATTGGAACGTCGAAATCCATTAACTTAACTCCCTATAATCGATGTACTTAACACCTTTTCTACTATTACATGGTCTGCAAAGCACTTGTAAGTTGTCGAGACTGTCGTCTCCTCCAAGTACTAATGCTAAAATGTGGTCAACTGTTAAATCATGCGTAGTGCCGCAAGATAAACAGAAAGTATAAAAAGAGAAAAGGGTAAGACGGTCTTGAGTTGAAACCCGAGACCTGAATCGATTATTACTTCGTCTCCACTTAGTATTGAAAGGGAAACGAATTACGGTGCATACCCGGCAATGCAGTTAAGCGTAGACGGGTACCATCTTCGTTGCGGTCGATTTGATAACCTTCGCTACGAAGTTCAGCGAGACGGGCACGGTAATTACCCATTCTGTCGGCAAATTGATTCGCGTTAACCCATTCGCCAGACATCAAACGAGAAAGCATAAACTGCTTACTAGTCAATACGGTGCGACGGCGGCTACCATCGGGGGTTCTCGGGTAAGTCGTAATGTGACTTTGCGGGTGTGTAATAATTGTTCTACTCATTTAGTTTCCTCCAGTTTTTCCTTGAAATAATCTTCCAAAGCTTCACTCAGCTTTGGCATATTATTCTTGATTCGTTTAATGTGGTCCGCCAAGGACTTAAGATTGGAATCCATAATGTCAATGTTATCCCATACCTTAAGGAAGAACTCTGCAATTACAGAGGGGTCTTCTTGGTCAGTGATTGCTTTATTCATTACACCTAGATGCGTTTCAATCGCATACAAGGCTTGAACTCCTTCATCTACAGATTCCTGCAGGACCATTGTTAGTGCTCCCGTTTTATTTCTAACGGTATCCACTACGTCAACTTTATTTTCTGTCATGTTATTTCCTCTCTTAGAAATCATCCATTGTTAAATCCAACTCTTTAAGTTTGTCGGAGTAACACTTACCAAAGTAATCGCAGGTCTTAAGCTTTTTAGTGTTGGCATCTTGCCACACACACGGGAATTTAAAGATGCCTTCATCCTTATTCATCTTATCAAGCTTAGGGTCGCCAATCTCATTCAAAGCGGTGTTACGCTTATAAAGCGTCAACGGGACATCGTTAATGTCAACAACTTCGAAATCATCCGTAATAGTAGTGGCACGGGGAATATATGATTCATCCTCCCGAACTTTCATTACTTCCGATTCAACTTCCGCCAAGTAATTAATAATGAAGTCATAGAACTCTTGACTGAAATCAATCTTGTAAATCATGATTTCACTACTGTTCTTATTGGCGTAACACATTAGTCCCCAATCAACATTCATCTTCTTAAGATAGATAGTCAACTGAGCAACGTGGTATAGTTTCGGTTTACTAGATGCGCCAGCAAACTTCATTGGACCATACTCTTTATCTTCCCATTGATTACTATTCATAGTCTTCAATTCAACGGGACGCATCAATTGTTCCTTATCCAATTCAGGGGGCAACTTAACAATAATGTCAACGCGCCCATTAATGGGGTACTTCAGTCGTTCATCCTTCAGTGTGAAGGATTCTTCTTCCCCAAGGAATGCTTGAACACCCTTGAATCGTTTAACAATTACTTCTTCAAAGGCGTGACCAATAGCGAAAGTGAAATCATCATTAAGGGATGGATTCCATTCGCTACCAATTGTAAAGTCCCAAGCTTGTTTGCGAATACAATTCGTTAAACCGCTGGGCCAGTGGGCCGCTTTCTGATAAGGTGTATCATCGATGATGGACCTTGGTCGTTTTTCTGCCGTTCGTAGAAACTCTACTACCGGGTCAAATTTAGTATATTCAAACATTTACAATATCTCCAACTGCTGAACTAGTCCAATGCATAATACTGAACACGTATTGAATATCATTTGGCATGTCTGCCGCAACATACCCCAGTAAAGCAAATTCTTTACCAAGATATTGAGCGGGTATATACTCTACGATTTCGTAGGGTTCATCTTCTATAATAATAAAGTTAGCCACATCAGTCATGAGGTTAATACCGTCAACTAGGATAGTGTCTTTAATGTTACGAATATGAAGCGAACCTGTCAAATCATATGTTATATTATCATACTCATTAATGCCTTCTTGCATGTAATGTTCTAGTAAACGACTCACTTCCAATAGGCTACCATTGTATTTAAATTTATTTTGAGTCATTCTTTTACCTCCGATAAATCAACTCTGTGATTATCGTCTTTTATTAACTTCCAATCTTCTTCCCAGTAATAGATTTGAAAGTACATTTTACCTCGGCCTCCGAACCACAACCAGTACTCGGGGGAATCATAATTCTCATCCCAAGGTACAACGGAGTACTTCTTAACTACTTCTCCTTTCTTATTCGTGGATTTCACTTGAATCCAACGAGTTCGTTCGCCCTTCTTTTTAGCAATGATATCGACACAGTTAAATACGTCGTTATCACCACTACCAAAACTACCTTTACCGTAGTTTCGCATTGTCCTCTGGGTCTTATGGATAACGTATCCCTGTGCCTCTAATATTTTAGCGGCATAATTTTCTATCCGATTACCTTTGGCGGTAGTATTCACCATACTATACTATATGTCTCCCGGACTACTTATACATACTGGTCGGAATGAGGGTCGCCGGTAACGTCAGGGGCAACAATCTTATTCGACCTCATAAAGTTAACTAAATGAAGAACGTTACTCATGAGTTCATTCTGAGTGGCATCGGGCCCATGAGCTTCCACGGTACCAATGCCTCGTAGTTCAACTTTTAAGTAATTAACCGGCTTAGGCGATTGAGCACCGCTTACAATTTTAGCGAATTCTTCTGGAGTAAACTCCATGAATTCTTCTTCATCTTCACTAATGCTCTCTTCGTTGCTCCCATTAATTAGGAATTCTTCGTTACTAAGTTCGTCGTCCATTATTATGTCACCAACCAATCGTCTCGGTTATCTAATTCTTGTTCGATTGTATCAGTAGTCTTCGGTGTCGCATCTGGTGGAGATACACTTGCTACCAATAACATGTTATGTTCTTCACCCGTCCACGGGTCAGTTGCGGACGGAGTGTTGCAGTACAAGTCAATGTATTCTTCTGCAATATCAGGGAATTCATTCATGATGTTCTTCTTAGCAACATCAATTGCTTTCTTCCAGTTAATTTCATCTTGGAAATCACTAATGTCTTCGTTGAGAATGTACTTATCTACTTTCTTAGAGCCACTAGTGTCGGTCTCCATTTGAACGTAACCACTCATCATTAATCCAATAAGGATTTTGTGTACGACTGGTTCTTTTAAATGGAAACCCGTAGCTTTGAGCGCCGCCATGATTTCATTCACAGTCATGCGGGGCTTACCGTCGCCACTTGCGAACAGAAGCCCCTTATTCATGTCCTTAGCCTCTTTGCCGGACTTCTTGGCCCGGAGTACCTCTAAAACATTAATGCCGTTAGGAGGGATGTTAAGAACGTCTTGCAAGAACTGTTCACTATAGATTTGGTGAAGTTGCCAGCAATCTTCCGGTGTAACGAAAATCATTTGCTTCTCGACACCATCGATTTCAACTTTTCTAATGATGCGATTCCTCTTATTAAAGAATGCAACACCTTCCATTAAATCCAAGTAGTGGTCCGTGTAAGTACGAGCTACTGCAAAAGTTGACGGAATAAAACTACTTAAGTAATCTGCCAACGGGTTAATGAATACGTACTGACTAGCATCATCTTTCAAAAGTGTTTGTAAGTGATACACTAGTGCATTAGTTTGAGTATCGTTTAGAATGTGTTTCCGTAATGGATTCACGCGGCGGTCCGCTTTACTATTAATAACTCTGCGATTTTGAACCTCGCTCATATCAGTAGTTAGACGAGGGAAGCGACGGTCTAATTCGGCATCGGATTCATACTTATTCTCCAACGCCTTAGTGTATACAATCGCCTTACCCTTCTTGATAACGTACCGACTCGTACCTTGACCGCCATTTTCTGTACGGTCATATAAGAAGTCTTTACCTTCACCAAGGTTTTTAAGTAACTCAATGGCGAAATCTCCGGTACCAATCTTTTGTAGTTCAGGAATCATGATTAAATCGCAGTTATTGATTTGTTCAAACTTATAAATTTGAGACTTATCAGAACCACTACCCATGTCATAGATTTGTCGGTCAGTGAATACACTTTTGAATGCATCAACAATTGCCGTCTTACCACTACCTGCACCGGATACTACACCGACACACTTGCGTCGAATAATCATGAGAGCCAGCGCCATGCGAGCCTTGTAATCTCCCACGAATGATTGGTCGTCGTAATACTTACTGATATCTGCAAGGACCGGTGAATAATTATCGTAATCCAACATTAATTTTAATTTATCGTTTTTATTTACCATGTGTCCTCCAATGAAAAATGATAACGAGCCCCCAACCCTGCTCGTTTGAGTAAAACAAAAACGCATCCCCTAAATCAATAGGGTCTGCTTCTTACTCCCATGTAACTGTTTTATTCTGTGACTTTAGCGCCCCGAAGAGCGTTAATAATTCTACGAATAAAGTTACTTAATCGCACACATAGTCGAGATTGAAGTTCTTCAACCATCAACATGTGTCCCTCTGCTCTACTAACCCATTCGCCGAGTAATTCGTGGGATTCCACGAGCAGTGCTTCTAGTTCTTTTTTAGTCGCCATTTTCTTCTTCCTGAATTTTCTTATCAGCAATTAATTGTTGACGATAAGAGTGAATCTTCATGAACAAATCATTCTTAGTGCTAGGCACCCAATCTTGTCCAACGCGCTCCTTATAGTCCTCAAGACCACAATCGGCGCAGTATCCTTTATGTTTCCGGGGCCAATACATACTGCCAAACATTCCTGGCGGATATGAAATTGACTTATCGCATTTTTTACAGTTACTCATTGTTCCTCCTAAATTGTACAAGTATCGTTCGTACAAAACTTCTCTTGTTCGGCATCTCCATCAAAGATAATTGGACCATCAATAATTTTACTTAGACGGTCTTCATATTCTTCCTTGGTAATTGCTTCTTCTGGCATTTGCGGGTACGCCGTACCATCAAGCGGTAAGAAAGATACTCCCTTCAAATGGTATTGGTAAAACTCTAATGCTTTAGCAATATCTTTACCTTCGCGTTCGGGGTCGAACGTGACGGTTACACTTACTGCGTTATCACTCCAATGCTTTTGTAGCACCATTGCGAGATTTAATTGTTCCCACATGGATACATCGGCTCGACCCTTACTTACATTCTCGACATGTACGGGGAATTCAACTACTGCATCGAATTCAGCGTTCATAACGTCATCTTCGACGGGGTAATTCTTTCGCTTCAATTCTTGAAGCAAGGGGTCGGCTTTATTGATTCGCATTCTCTTAACGTAGTATTCTCCAATGGGGTAGTGAATACCTGCCGTAACACCACTAACTAAGCTGACTGAGCCAGAAGGTTTGACGGTAGTTGTTTTCTTACTGCGAGGAATAGCCATCCAGTTAGAATAAATTTCATCCCATCGTTGAATTTCATTGTATCCGAGTTCGAACCATTTAATTGAATTATTTAAACCAATCTTATCGGTCAATTGAACAATTCCACTTAAGCCTACACCGATGCGGCGATTCTTTTGCATCACTCGATTAGTTTCAATATCTTGAGTTTTTAATAGAGTAACCGTTTTACCGTAAAGGTATGCATACTTTAGTGTGCGAAGGAAGTCTTCTAGGGAATCGTGCTTGGCCGGATATACTTCGACGAGGGTGCAGAGTTCTTTATGTTCTAAGGTTTGCTCATTGCAGGGATTCTGTCCCTTGGCGTCTTTATCCTTCCAGTCTGGGATACCATTCATGCGGCTAAACATTTTACTGTTCTCTAACCACAAGTACCCCGGTTCTCCCGTGGCGGCGGTTTGTTCTGCAACTTTAGTGTAATCGTCTCCTACGTTTACGAATACACTATTGTTACTATAGTTACCCCATCCACCGGGACCCATACGTTCCACGTTTTCTTCCATATTCCAATTCTTAAGTGAAGTGTAATCGGTGTCGGTTAATTCGCCGAATGCAATTTCTGCAATGCGACGTTGTCCGCCACTAACAACCGCTTTACCTACAATGTTTGAAATATCAACGATTAATCTACTACTAATTGGTTCGCCAATATTTTTATTTAATTGTTGGCGAAGCGTAGTGTGTGCTTGCTCAAGGGGTCTTGGTCCGGGGGCAATTCCTCCGAACGATTTAATTGGAGCGCCGGATGGACGAATCTTACTGTAGTCAAAGTTGACAGTGTAATGATTGGGTTTGAAGTACGAGTTAAGTAATACTTCTACGGATTCCGCCCAACCTTCTCTGGTATCTGGGACTACAAATGTTCTAATGTCGTCTCTGGGTTTATGAATAATAATTTTACCGGCACCCTTAGTGTCGAAGCCGGGTCCAACTCCGAACATTCCCATTTCCATTAACCAGCGGAACGGTCCGCCAAATTCTTTATCAATATCTTCAGTGCTTACGAAGCCACAATTATTGAGGGCGGCGGCTCCTTGTTTAGAATGTACTAATGGAGTGCCCATTGCGAACAATCCACGACCCGGAGGGGTCCACTTTAAAGTGAATAGTCGGTCGAAGAATTCTTCTGCGGATTTGTGCGCCTGATTATCGTCCCAACCCAAATGATTCTTTTCAACGTGGTCTTTTTGAATGCTGTAAACACCCTCGGTGACACGCTTAACAGTTTGCCACCATTGTTCTTTAACGCCGTCTTCTCCCCTCAGAGAATAGGACCTTAAATATACTACTTCTCCTAATCCATTAAACCCGAATTCGGGTTTGCGGTCTTTATATTGTTCTACGAATTCTTCTTTTAAATTGAAACTTAATGTCATTTTTTTGGTCTCTCCTACCATTGGTCGTGGCAATACTTACTGTTAAAGCCATTAGTTATATGGTGTTACTTATTAGTTTTAAACCAATGCTTAACGTCGTGTAATGCATTGCTTATTTTACTATTGGTGTTGTGTAGTCGCCCGTTAATGCAGTATTTGCAGTGTCCGTGGCGTCTATTTAGTCTTGGTTTTGGTTTACGGCCCATTATTTGTACCACACATGGGGCATACATTTGTTTCGTGCCATACTCCGCACTTACATTTACGACTCATTCATCCTCCGGCGTCATGAGTCGAATGATTGCGCCAATGATGAGCAGTAAGGCAATGAATTCGAAAATCATTCCCGTGCCTCCCCGCATATATGACATGGGTCGGTGTCCACTTTGACAGTGCAGTTTTGGCACACCTTGAGAGGTTTTGGTGATGCGGCCAGCAATGCGGCTTGCACCTTCGGGTAGAGGTCACGGAATTCGATGGTTCCGTGCATGTAGGCACCAACTACGTCGTCGGGTTGCCAAGTCATTCCCTTGCCTCCGCAACGTCGGGTTTCAGTCCTCTACGTCCAGCCTCGTATAGCAATCTGCCCCACGCAGGGGTGAAGATTTTCTTTCGGTCAATCATGTGAATTGTGTTGAGCAGATGGGCGTCAGTCATGTCTTTGATGTTGATGCAACCACCTCCTTTGATGCGCCAAGTGCAACGGTCTTCCTCATTGAATGATTTGCGGCGCTTCGGGGCGCTATCGTATTGGCCGCAGTCTCCGTCGAATTGGAGGTTGTCCCCACGTTCGTAGTGGTCTTCCTCGTAGTTATGTGGGGATGCATCCCATGCACCAAGCGTTTCAGCGGCACTCATCCCCGTGGCCTCCCACCAAAGATACTAATACGCGACAAGTGCCGCAATGCTTTACGACGCATTCGTTGATTCCATTTCCCTTTTGGTTCCCAAGCAAGGATGGCTTTGTAGGCTTCGTAGACGGGTCCGGGTAAGTCGTAGCGTTCCAAGTCAGTCATTGTCATCGCTCCCAGATTATTTCCTGTATGTCGTGTCCAATGCAACTCGGGCGGTGTGCCCCACCCTCGCGACTGAAGTGGTTGCCGCATCGACTGCATTTGCCGGGGATTCCCCCGATTAGTCCATGATGGATGTCATTGAGTGCTTCAATTACCCAGTCAGTCATTCTTCTTCACCGCCAGCGAGGAAGTTACCCATCGGACACTTGTCTTCATGCGGCACCCCTTGATTATCGCCGTCGCAGTGGTCGCAACCCCGCCATGCGCCTTCCGCCGAGTTTGTTGGGTGTTCATGCCAGAGTGGGTATTCAACAATCAAGGAGGAGGCTTCTGCGAGTCGAGCCTCTGCCTTCTCGGCGCGTTTCTCTTGTGCGTATGCTTCACCACTGAGGTTATCAATGACCTTCCGTAAGGTTTCTTCAACCTCGATTGCCGCTTGCTTCTCTTGGATGAGTTGCTTGATGGTGGCATGGCCCCTGCATCCATTGCACTGGCCGCAGGGCGGACCATCATACCAGCCGGGGCCCTCCTGCGTTATGCACGGTCCCGCTTTCTCGGCCAGCGCCAAGAGTTCATCGTCGTTCATTTTAGGTTCTCCTTTGCCGTGTCGAGTTTGGCGAGGACATGGTAGTGCGTTTCAGCTGATAATGACCTGCCGTTCTCATCGGTCTGGCGCATGGACTCAACTGCTTCTTCGAGTGCTTCGACGTAGGCACGAAACTCTGGGTTCAGGTTATCCCAACAAACCGGGGCTCCTGAACCACATGGTCCACAAGGGTCGCAACCAACCTCTGTATTGTCGTTCATTCTTCTTCCTCCGGTTCACTCGTGAAATCGAACGTGATATGAGCCAACTCATCCAACTCGAACGTTGTACCAGATTCATCCAAGTGCCTCAAGTGGAAGCGCGGCGGCAAGATGCCATCGAATCCTCCGTCGAAGCCCGTGAATGTTTCCCCGTTGCGCGTCGTGACTGTGATGTTCATGGTTCCTCCCTGTCAATGAATACTTTGAGCCAGTAGCTAGCAATGTCTTTGTCAATATCGTCACAATCTACGAAATCAATCATTTCAATGCCGCTACGCACTAGGTCAGCGATTCGTGCGCCAGTCAATGACTTCTCCATAAGGAAATACGTTAAGGCAAGTTCCCATGTTGGATTGGGAGATTCGACTTGTTTTCCTCCGTGGTAATTCCATATGCCTTTATCATCTAAGACGTAACCGTGCCGTTGTAGTGCTTCTTTGATGCGTTCAATGCGAGTGGTCATGTCACAACCCCACGGGCAATAAATCCAACCAAAAATCCCATTGCCAGGAATATGAAGGGGATGGGCCACGGGGCTTCTGGCAG